ACCAAGCGTAAAAGTGAACGGCTGGTACAGCAGCACAACAGCAAGACATATCAACGACTTCTTATACCAACACGGCTTTGACACTATGAGCAAAAAAGAAATGGAGCAATAACAAGCAAGCCCTTAAAAATAGTATGAAACCAGGGCGAAATACTATCATATAAAACCAATGATAAACTATTGACATACTACTGGAAACGTAGTATAATAGAAAGTGAACGGTAACAGACAAGCCGTAGGCTTTAATCTAACTGTTATCGTGTAGAAAGGTAGGAATATATTATGAGTACAATGAAAATTGATGGTATTGACGTGCCAGAAATACGTCAAAGCGACTTCTATGCTTTATTAGAAGACGAAGAAAACACACTTGTCTTTGGTAACAAAGGTATTGGTAAATCTTCAATAGTTAGAAAGTTTGCGAAAGATAAAGGCAAGACACTATTAGTCTTCCCACTTGCAACAATGATACCAGAGTTTATCGGTGGTGTACCATACGCACAAGTAAAGAGTGATAAGAAAACAGAATACTTCACACTATTATTAAATGAGGCACTAGCACCTATGTTTGAGTGTAAAGGTAAAGACTATATACTATTCTTTGACGAAATCAACCAAGCACCAACAGAAGTAATGAACTGTTTGTATGGACCTTGTCACATTGATCCAGAGCAAAGAGAATGGTGTGGTCACAGTTTAGAGTATGCACAAATAGTAGCAGCAGGGAACTTATCAGACGGTACAGACGGAACAGTATACTTGAACGAACTTCCTGGACCATTACTAGACAGGTTTGATGTCTTCTTATTAGTGAATAGTGATAAAGACGCAATGGACTACTTAAAGAAGAAATGGAAAAACATTCCTCAAGTTGCCAAGTATATCAAAGCAATGCAAGACAGTAAGATTAACCCAAGAAATATGGACCACATACTTAAAATGTTACAGTTTGAAAAGAACCCATTAAGAATGAGGGCTAAATTAGGAACAGCATTGACACAAAAGTTAGTAGATATGCAAAAGGGAATGAAATCAATAGACCCAGCAGACTTGATTAAGAATGTAAGAACAGCATACGAGAGATTCCAAGAAGACGGAATAGTTGCCTGGGGACCAGAGACAATATCAACAGAAGAAGAACTAATTGAGAAATTCAAAGAGATACTATCAGAAGAAGAAGTTGCAAGTGTAATAAAAGGGGGTAAATAATTATGGTAAATCCATTCTTATCAAGTACAAATTATGACACAGAGACAGCAATTATGCTAGAAAGAGCATATGTAACAGACATAGGAAATGCCGTTGCTTATACCGACGGCGACAGAATATTCCTAAACACACAAGACAATTTGTTTAGAATACTACCAGCATATGATGACAATATGTTAAAGTGGTTATTATGGCACGAGAGAATGCACCTAGAATTGAGACACCACAACAGATTTTTCAGATACCTAGAAGAGTTAAGTGCAGAAGATACAATGGACGAATTCCAAGTAACAAAAGACGAAGTCAATATTATAATGGACATATTAGTACACGACTGGATGAGTAAGAAATTCCCAGAGTTAGTAGAGACAGCAGTGAACAACCTTGCACAGTTTAGGGATCGTAATTCATTATCATATACATTCAAACATACTACACTAGAAGAAATGCTAGACGAGTACAAGAAATTCAAACATAAAGACGACGACAAGAAGGAAGGCGAAGGTGAAGGCAAAGAGACAGAAGAGAAAGACGAAGACAGCAAGTCAAAAGGTAAAGGCAAGTCAAAAGGTAAAACAAAAGATAAGAAAGAAGACGAGCCAAAAGAAGACGAGCCAAAGGACAGCAAAGGAAAAGGCGATACAGACAAAGCACACGCAGAAGGTGGACACGATAGTACACCAAGAGCGAAGACAGGTAAAGATACTAGCGAAGTTAAAACAGAACCTGAAAGTGAACAGCCTGAACCTGAAGCACCTGGACATCACGACGAAACAGACTGGAGCAAACTTGACGACATAGACAGTAAAGAGTTTATAACTGAACGAGAAGGTAACGAATGGGTAGAAGAAATCAATAGACTTAAAAATGTAAAGTTAAGACTAGCAAGAATAACAAAGACATTAAATGGTCTAGTGACAGATACAAAAGTAAGAAGTTATAAGACACCAAGTTATATGCAAACAGGACAACACACTATATTCAAAGGGTCAAAGAAAGGACACGCAAGTTTATACTTATGTTTTGACGCAAGTGGTAGTATGGGTGGAGATATGGACACATTCAAAGAGATTATAGGTAAAGCAATTCCACAAGCAATGAAGACACCAACAGTATGGTTTAGTGGTTACGCATACAGAGAAGAAGGTAGAGCAGTAATGAAACGTTGCCACGACGCAGAAGGTAGGAGCGACGATTACTACAAAGGTACATTCGCAGACTTTATGCACATATCAGCAGACAATGGATACAGTGACGACGGGGACAGAACTATTGAGATGTGCTTCAAGGCTGAACAGTTAGGATACAGTCCAATAGGTGTAACAGACGGTGGTGGTAGAATATCATGGTCAGTTGATATGATTAAACAGTTAAAGAGAACAGTATTAGTAGGACACAGTGAGGAATGGTTAAAAGCAGTACAAAAAATAAATCCAAATATTCAAATTATCTATACAGGAAGGGGGTATTAGTATGTATAGAGTAAACAAAGAACCAGGTACAAAAGAAAATGTATATCTTCAAAACACAGACACAATGGCTGAGATTAACTTAGGTAGAATAACACCAGAACTATTAAGAATTTTGACAAAAGACGGATATGTATTTGAAGACGTAACAGGAAGTACAGAAGATGATATAAAGTGTAAAGACAAATGGGCATTGAGAGTAAGTGACGAAGTAAAAGACGAATTGAGAAAACTAGCAATGCCAATGAAGAAACCAGTAAGAGACCAAAGAAAAGTTAAACCACAAGAAGAAAAGAAAGAAACAAAGCAACCAGTAGATATATTAGATATAATCTATGGGTTAGCATAATAGAAAGGTAGGAGATAGAAATGAAAGAAATTAAAAGAATTATTTTAAACAAGAACAGAGGATGGAGAGGACTAGCAGAGTTAATCTGTGAAGACGAGGAAAGAAAAGTTGTGCACAAAATGATATTCAGTTTTTCACAAAATGTATGGGATGATTTATTACAAGGGTACATAGTTATCCAAGACGAAGACAATTATTTTATCTTAAACTTCGACAATACAGATAGACTACCAAAGCCAACACAGCAAAGAAGTGTATTGATTAAATCATTCCAAGCAACAGTAGTGAACATTACAGCACATTCAAAGTATGAATCAATTGATATACTATCAGACGATTACGACAGAATATATAACTTTAAGAAAAACAGAAACAACCATACAACCAGTGACTGGAATTGTATAGGTATTAGGGTAATACCAGAAATATAAAGGGGGTAATGATATGAGAATAGCAAAGAAAGATATTGAAAGATTAACTTATGTAGAAAAAGCACTAGCTACAAAAGAAAATCATTTAGCGAAGGTTGTTCACAATGTGCTTCACGAGCTAAATCCTGAGTTCGTATATGTAATCCAAGAAGAAGGTAGTTGGGATTACGCGTCTACTCATCACACAGAAGTATACGCCAGCTTCGGGGATGCACTGAACAGTTATAAGAATTTAGTCAGGGTCGCCAGGTCAGATATGCACGAATGGATCAGTGAGTGTCAAATATCCGAAAGTGAACAGATTGATGAGGAAGCAGGGACAGCAAGTTTTGAGATATATGAAGACGGTAACTTTACTAGATTACACGATACAATAACAATAACTAAAAAGGAGGTAATATAATATGCCAAATCATGTAATGAATAAATGGAAGATTTCACATATACCAAAAGATAAACTTCAATATATATTAGATAAGTTGACAATAGTTACAGAAGATGGAAACAGAATAATAGATTTTGATTTAATCATACCAGAGCCTAGACTTAAATCCGATTGTCCGAAGGATTGTATAGTGAACAAGGATAGCCACGTAATGGAGGACAAAGACAGACCTTGGTTTGATTGGTATGCTTGGAGAAATACATACTGGAATACAAAGTGGGGTGCATACGACGGATACACATACACAGGCAAGACATATATAATAATGTACTTTCAAACGGCTTGGTCATTTGCAGAACCAGTAGCAATGAAACTAGCCGAACTAGGATATGATTTAGATTTACAGTATGCAGACGAAGACTACGGTAGTAACTGTGGTCGATTACAGTATAATGCAGAAACCAAAGAGTGGACACGCTGGAGTATGGATGAACTGAAACCAAATCCAGAAACGTGGGCGAAGAGACTCTGGGAAGGATAAGAAGGGAGTGAAGCAAAGTGAACAGGATTACATCACCAGGAATGCCTGGTAAGAATGATATGGTATTGACATACTATTATATGTATGATATAATACAAACAAAAAACGAAAGGGGGTATAGGTATGTTTAAGAATATCGTAGGACAAGACAGAGCCAAGTTAGCAATAGCAGACTGGTACAAATATGAAACACAGCCGTTACTAATCTATGGTAGCAGTGGATATGGTAAGACAATGTTTGCTGAAAGCCTAGGTGCTAAAACAGTAGACACGACACAGATGAGAGGTGACAGGTTGAACAGTATGTTGAAGCCAATCAAAGAAGCCGAAGACGGCGACATATTATTCTTTGACGAAATACATAGTCTTCAACCAAAGGTACTTGAAGGACTTTACAAGATAATTGATAAGGGTACATTTTACGATACTGACCTTTGTATGGATTTAGAATTGCCAAAGGCAAGGTTTGTATTCGCAACAAATATATTAAGCCCTTTACCAGAGGCATTTGTTAATAGGTGTAAGTTTGTAGAACTTCAAAACTATTCACAAGAAGAGCTAGAACAAATTGTTCACAATGTTAATCCAGATTTAGATGCTGAAGCATTGCCAAGTATAGTGAGAGCTTCAAAGGGTGTACCAAGAACAGCACTGTCACTTGCGAAGTCTATGAAAAGTGCTATTAAATCAGAAAAATTAGAATCAATCGGAGAAGCAGAAGTGAACAGTCTTCTTGACTCCAGATTTGCAATCAACGGTGCAACTGGTTTAAGTGATAAAGAGTTCTTGATAATGCAACGAGTAGCAGAGCGAGGAAGACTATCAACAAATGCAGTAGCCAATGTATTAGGTTGTAGCATTCACGACGCAAAGCAATTATATATCGAGCCATTAAGAGCGAGTGAATGGTTAGCAGTAAGCAATCAAGGTGTGATTATGGGCTACAAAGGACATAAAAATTATAGACTGTTTGTTACTAAGAAATAGCGGGACGGCTTAGAGCCGTCTCCTTTTTGAGCCTATGCTCAGAACAAATGTTCTTATATGTGTGTCGCGTGTGTGGGTATTTTACCCCAGCGTGTGTTGATTTTACCCCGGCGTTGTTCACTTTCAACGTTAGGGGATATAAAATAATAAAAAAGGAGATGATAAATATGGATAAAGTAAGAATAGGACAAATTATGTTTGATTTATTCGACAGTTATGACGATTGTGATGAAATAATAGACAGTTTAAGAAGTTTAAACAGTGAAGGAGAAATCACAGACGAAGAATATGATTATTGTTTAGAACATTGGGACGAAATTTTATTAGATTGGGAATCACAAATATAAAAAGTGAACAACCGGATTGTGCCAGGGGGATATAATTCATTCTCCTGGTATTTTTCCGTTCACTTTCGACAAAATTTTTATAAAATTTTTATATATTCACATTTTACCCCGGCATAATTCTATTTTACCCCACGCTTGTTCAGATTCGACAAAATTTTCAGTTCACTATGTGTTGAGAATGAAAAATCAGGCTCTGTGTTGCTCTGCTTTCTAGGCGTTGCTCTGCTAAAAATTGTTTATAAAAAAGCAAATCAACGGGCCGATTTTTATTTTAGCGGCAGTGTATCCAGGTTTTCTGTTCAGTCGAATGATATATTCTCGCATAAAAGCAGAGCAATAGCAGGTCAACGGGGTCTATCCTTACTCTACCAACAATGATATACTGTGATGTTGCTCTGCTGTTGAGAAAACATTAACTTCTCTATATATTTTGGTAGATAGATGAAGTCAAAAGACTATAAAAAATATACTCCTTGTGGGGTTTTAATAAAGCAGAGCAACGCAATCGCTAAAACCATTGCAATCACTGCGTTTTTTAATGTTGCTTTGCTCTGAGCAACACACGTCCGTTCGTAGCAAAAAAGTGACCATTTTATGTTTCGTGGTTACAACTCATAACACTTGACAAACATTATTGTAATATGTTATCATAATATAGTCAAATATCATCATTTTGGTACATACATTTATAAACAATTCAACAATTTTATAAACAATCGAAAGGAGGTTATTCTATGTCACAAAGATTAACAGTTACACTAGATGATGAAACATATTCTTATCTAAAAGAACAAGCAGAAAGAGATTATCGTACAATTGGAGCAGAGATATGCTACTTATTACATTTACACGTACCAGCACCAATCACACACTCAGAACCATTCGTAAAACCTGTTCTTCCAGAAAACCCACCAACACTAACTAATGACACAACTGCATATTATAAAAAAAGAAAGGAGCTATGGTAAAAAATGACCGTCATACCAAATGTCAAAATACCAAAAAATTTATATCGTGACCTCACGTCAGAAGCCACGTGGCGACACAGCACCATTAACGATGAGATACGAACTCGCATTAAAGTTACATTACTTCCGTCGTATTCGTATAATCATAACTCACCAATCGCAAATCGCATTCGTACCGGGGCAGAACGACAGTACATATCTCAGCCACAAATGGTCTGTAAATCATTTCGTACGTCGCAACTCACCAAAGAAGTGTTTAACTTACTGCAACAACAGACCGGGTGTAAAGACGACGCCCTAATAAAAGAAATAGTCGCTCGATTAGCTTACACTATGAACGACCCATTTTATTATGAATTTATAGACCGGGAGGACAATTTAGTCCTCTCTCTTTTTTTAACTTCTCCCCAAATTCTTTCCCACCGGGAGTATTGTGTATCCTCTCGTGTTCACTTACAGTTACACAGACTAGATTTTCAATCACATTATGTGTCTTAACCCAGTCCACGTGGTGTATTACGCAACCGCGGCGGGCAGTTCCTGCCTGCCACACTTTCCCACATAGCCACATGAAGTCTCTTTCTGTTCCCAGTCGTACAAACATAGTACCCACTTTGCTTATCTTGCCTATATTTTTTTCCCATATACATCTGCTGGTCCAATCGGGTACACACATCACGCCTCTTATTATTGTTCAACATATCACCAATCATTATAATAAACTCCTTTTACTTCCAGTAACAGCTCTGCCAGACCATAAATCTACTGTCGCATAACGCGTCGCGTCAATTCCGTGGTCATTAACACTAGGCCATTCTTGAATTATTATTTCTTTTCCACCTATATCCCTACGTAGAAACTCAGCACCAACGAACTCAGCCCAACAGCCAGGACACCTTTCAGTATCAATCCAGATTTCTTTAACGTCACCAAATCCACCAGTTAAGAACTGATATGATACGTCTCTCGAACCCGATACTTTCTTAACCGGGTATATGTTCAACCCCTTGCTTCTCAAGCCGTCTATAATTCTATTATCTATTTCAGAGTTTATTAACGACGATATATTAACAGACCTATCAAATAAGCCTCCACCTCTCGATAGCATATCTTTTACGTTCATATAAATACCGTCTTCACTCCAACCGATACCACGCGTCTCGTCAGTTATAAATAATATCTTTTTAACCTTATTATAACCTACAACCACACATACAGTAGGGTCAGGTCTGTAACCATAGTCCATACCAACAAGCCAACGCCAACACTCAGGGCCGTTGCCAAATTCCGAGGTATCAATATCTCCAACTCTAACAGGTCTAAGTAGTGGGAATACCATAGTAGCCGGGTCTCCAACCTCTCCCATTATGACGTGCTTCCACTCCTGTTCATTTTCTTCACGCATTGCTTCAGCCATATCATATACCTGTTGTGGTACGATACCTCTTGGAATATCATATAAGTTAACGTGTTTGAAGTAAACCTTTTCACTTAATCTCTTTCTATCCCTATCTTCGTCGCTGTCCGTTTCCACGTCCACCGCCATTTCTTTTGCATTGTTCCAACCAATGTTAAGCCAGTGTGAAGGTGAGAATGGTGTGTTGTATGTGAATATAGTTTCAAATATATCACCACCACGATATAATGATAATAACACTTGGTCTACGTCGTGTTTAGATTGAAATTGGTCAGCTTCTTCAAACCATATTAACCTACAATAACCACCGGGCCATTTAATAGATTTAACTTTTCCATAGTCCTCAGCAGTATTTAAGTTAGCAAATTTAATTACACTCTTAGTTCCCTTTAACCTGATTTCCATTGGGTTAGTAAGCATTTGCCACTTATCTTCAACTCCTAAATTGATTATAGCATTAGCAATTTCAGCATATACAGAGGTTCTTAATGTATTATTATATTTTCTTAACGCCAAGCAACACGCCCAGGGTTCGCCGTCTTTGTGAACAGATGCGAGAGCTAAAAGTGTTAAAACTATATGATGTGCTGCCCAATAAGATTTACCAGAGAAACGTCCTCCACGCAAAAACATTTTACGCGAACGCTCTAGCTGTTCACCTATTCCGTCTTCGAGTAAGTCCCAATAATTCGGCAAAATAATATCACTCATTTTTCGTCTACTAATACTAATCACCCCATTTCTTCACTATTTATACCACGATTTCTTAGTTTTTTCTACTTTAAATAAATTCTTGAACACCGCTTCTAGTACGTTTACTACAATCGAGTTACCTGCTTGCTTATATAATTGCGTGTCCGAAGTACCTATTCCTCTAGCTTTATCAAAATCCTCGTCTCCAAATCCCATTAGACGCCAACATTCTCTTGGAGTTAGTTTTCTAATACGCATATCTGGGGTAACAACACCCCTCTCACTTCCATTTGCCATTAACGTTTGTGTCATTTCTTTTTGAACATTACCTCTTTGATACTTCATTCTTCCAGAGATATTAACACCATCTCCTGCGTAAGCCTCTTTATAACCTGCTTTCGTGGCTTCTTTTATTTTCAAACAAGGCTCTATAACATAGTTATCTTTTTGTACGGTTGTTATTGTATTAGAAATTCCCTGTTTATTTATTTCTAATCTCTGTTCAGTAGAGATACCAGGAGTTCTATCACCAGGATTATCAGGATTTCGACCACGACTTGCCGCAATAACTGGTTCATCAATCAAAACTTTAGGTTGACGATTACCACCTTGCATATCAGTAAGGGTGGGAGCAATGCCCTCCCCAGAATACACACGCTTAACGCAGTCGTGTCCTTTTATATCTAATTTACCTACAACTTGAATATAGTTATCTCCCGACCTACACGCTCCAACTCTAGTAGTTACAGTCTTTGCCACACAGTCTCCGTCAGTAGTTTCAAATGTAAATCCATTGCCCTTCTCTCTCTGTCGTTCAGTGTTTGCTATTAGTCCAGCGATTAGTTTGTCACTTAAATAATATTTTTCGTCAACACTTTTTTCTAGTACGTCTTTAAGTTTTTTAGTTAATTTAATTTCTTCTGGGAATTCATAACCTTCGTCAATATCTTTCCTTATACTCACAGTGAACACACGCTCTCTGTTTTGAGGAATACCATAATTTTTAGCATTTAACACTTTATAGTACGAATTATAACCAAGCTCGTCCATAATTTCCAAATAACCGTCAAAATTATGTCGATTTTTGCTACTTAATAAATTCTTTACGTTTTCCCAAACTACATATTTAGGACGCACCGCTTCAACTATATCAACAGTACACCACATTAGCGACGACCTAGTACCGCTTCCTTTGTCTCCTCCAGCAAGTCTACCTGCAATACTAAAGTCCTGACAAGGTGAACCGTGGGTAATCAAATCTATTTCTCCGAGCTTTTTAAGCTCGTCCAAATCAATTTTACTAACGTCACCCAAATTCAAATCTTCTGAAACACCGTGTACTGCACAATAAGATTTTGTAGCATACTTATCAATTTCTGAAAACCCTACAAGCTCTACGTCTATACCTATTCGTTTAAGTGCTAATTCAAATGCACCAATGCCAGAAAATAAACTTAATACTTTCAAGCTAAACACCTCCTTCTGTTCACTTTTTATTTATCTGATTCTTCATCACTACTGTCTGGCTCAAACTTTCCTTTGTATAAATCATTAACAAATGTAACACCTTCAATACCTTCTCCTGAGTACATTCCAGTATACATTTCTATTGCTTTTAATCTATCAGCGTCACGAGCGTTTTTGTTTTTAATTATGCTACTTAATATTGCTTTAATTCCGTCTTGGTCAACCAAACTATAATCCATAGCTCTATATTTTTCTATTACAGATTGAACTTGCTTCCAACCTAATAAATTTTGCTTTTCAGTAGAAAGTGTGCTTGGGTCTAAATTACCTCCCATCTGGTCGTCCAAATAAATTATATCGGCAACTGTTTTAACATAGTCGTCTTGCAACAACCACATTGCGTCTTTACATTCTTGCAACCAAATAGGCTTTAGTTTTCTGTATATATTATCAACAGTCTTTTTATATCTCTCGTCGTCTGTAAGCCTGTCACCTTTCATAAAAGTACCAATTAGTTCTTCTGCGTCAAAGACTTCTTCTTTCTTTTTTCTTCCTCTAGGCATATTATCGCTCCTTTCCAATACATTATCAAACAACTAAAATACCCAATCATAAAATGCAATCCGTAAATAAATCCGGTCGTTCACTTTTAGGTTTTTTAGAAGTGCGGATATAAAACCTCCGCACAACCAAATCACGCACAATAAAATTACTTTTTTCATTTTTCTTCTTCTTTCTTTCCTATAAATAATCTATTTAAACTCATACCTTTATCGTTTCTAGTTTTTCTCATTTCTAGTATGTAGCCCTTTTCATTTAATTTACTTATTGTTTTACCAAGTTTCATTGAAAAGGCTTTTTCTTTCATAGCAATATCTCCTGTTGCCATTTCATTGTGCCAATCTTGATATTCTAAATATAATTCTTTTGTCCAAATATCCTCTTTACGTTCAACCACATACCATTCTAGGAATTCTTCTAGCTCAGCGTCAAATCCACCAGAGAAAGTACCTTCTAATTTTTCTCTCATATCGTCAGTATCTTCTAGCTTTAATTTTCCTAACATCCAATCTATGTACATATATCTAGCTTTATTCGCGAACCACGCCAAACTTCCGTGGTCTAAACTGTCTAATACACCAGTCTCTCTTGTGTGCATTTTCATAACTTTAGTACCTCGGTCTCCATAAGCACTCTCTTTCATTCTGTATTCTGCAACTGCTGCATTATCCATTGTGTTCAGTACCAACTTCCACTGCAATAACTCATCTTTAACACTGTCATCAACGTGAAATTCAGTAGGTAGTATCTTTACCCTACGTCTCATACCTTCTGATTTATCATATAGTTCAAATTCAAAGTTAGTACAAGCAATAATCTGAGGTAGTACGTCTAGTTTCTTTTTAGGTTTGAATTTTTCATTTATATAAACTGTATCTGTACCAGTTACACCACCTTTGATATATGAAAATGCGTCTCTATTATATACTCTATTTAAGTCGTCTATTACGCATAAAATACCGTGGTCTAGGTCTTCACCCCAAAATTTATTATCGTGAGGGTTACTATCAAATATTTTACTTTCGTTGAACATATCTTCACCCAAACATAGTCTGATTAGAGAAGTATAAAGAGATTTTCCGTTTTGTCCACCACCTGCAAGTATTACTATTTTTTGAAGTTGATTGGCTGGTATCATACTAGCTCCAGCAATTACCCAAAGCCAATCTTGAACTATAGGCTGAGGAATACCTTTTGAGTTTCTTGATAATTGAGATATAAACCAATTTATGTTTTTGCCCAAATCTTCTTCGTGTTCTTCAACCCATTCTTTCGGATACCAATTCCACCTAAATATTACATCTGTTGGAGGTCTAGTGCCAAGCCAAGAGAAATCATAAGCGTCTGGTGCTATACAAGATAATATTTTATTTTTACAAATTACATAAGTATCATTACGTCTTATTATTTTATTATTCGCTGCACACATTTGCATTAACTGCACCTCCACTTCTTTGAAATACGTTTCTTTGAAATTCTGTTCACTGTGGTCTTTCAACGCTTGTCTTGGTACGGTCAAATCGGTCTTATAATCATAAGGACCTTCCAACTCTTTATAGAATAACTTTTTGAAAAGTCCGTCATCTCCTGCTCCTGTGCCATAGAAATCAAATTGTCCAAATAAATACTCTGCTGCTCTACGTTCATCTATCTTTTTATCATCTTTTGATTTTACTTTTTTCCAATGTCTTTCGGTTTCGTCATAGTCCCAACCCTCGGAAGATAGCATTGCTCCATAGTCTTCCCAACGTTTAGGTAGGTCTCCAAATAGGTCACTATCACTCATAGCTGTACCAATCTTAACTAGATATTGGTCGTGTATAGCTTGAATTAAATCTTTAAATTCATTCATTTCAAAACCATTACTTAAACCAAAATAACTACAACGCTCAACTATGAAATTGTGTCTTGACCCTTCGGTCATCTTCATTAAAGTTGTGAACGGATTATCTTTTAGCGTATATGTCACAGCGTCTTCTTTTGTCCTGTCCCCAGTCTTTCCGCCTTTATGTAATTCACTATCTTTTAATTTTCCCCATAACCAGTATGGAAGTATATCCAAATCTTCAATATTTATAGCTTTAGGTGCAATTAACTCACTAGGTCTCCAACTAGCTCTTTCGTCACGCTCCATACCACATACTTTTATAATTTGAACACTACCAGGACCTTTAGTATCAAATGTATACCCAAACCAGTTAGTAGCTCTGGTCATTTCTTTTTTATAGAAATCAGGTTTTCTAAATAAAAAATGATAACCCTTTACTGTCTCTAATATCAAACATTTTAGTTTAGAACGTATAATTATGTCATACATTTCAGCGGCTTCAGTAGCGTTATCATAGTCTATGAACACGCAATCATCAGGCACAACTCTGGCATAATTAGGACCGTCAGCTTCGTCTATTTTTAAATCTTCATAACTTAATAATTTTTTACGTCTAGGCGCTTTACTATCGTTATATAATTTTATTTGCACTGGGTCGTGTTCTTTAAATTTTTCAATATTAAATTCACGAGGTGTTTCTGGCAACTCGCAGAAAGTAAACTCTATTGTTTTGCTCATTATAAAACACCTCCATCTGTAAGGATTTTGAATACTTCAGCGATATATTTTATTATATCCTGTTCAAAGATGGTCAGGTTCTTGTAATTAGCATATATCTGATTTATTTCAGCCATCAAAATAAGACGAAAGTCAGTTTCTTCAACGTCATCACGCTCACGTATCTCATTTAATTCAGATACAATAGTGGTGACTGCAAATCTACGTTTCGCCCTATCATAAGAATCCTCCCCTCTTTTCACATAATCTGCGACTACATACCATAGACCATTAGGGATTTTCTCTGTATTTTTTCCTAATTCAAAATCAAGTTTAGTTATTTTTAACATACTATCGTCCTACCTTTCTACTACTTACTTATTTTATCCATTTTTCTTTTTCACATTTATATACTCTCATATCGGTTACATAGGTGTCAAAGAATTTATCGTAATATTCGTCATTCATATCGCAAAGAATAACGTCTGCTTGGTTCACTGCTCGTAAGAGACTTCCCGAACCTGCGAAGAAGTCCCCAATGACGCAACCCTCTTTGTCGGCGTCTGATAGCCATACCAAATGCTCTAATAATTTTCTAGGTTTTTGACAAGGGTGAGCTAGTTTATCGTCTCTATAATTTCCCTGAGGTTTAGCGAATTTTAGTACACTTGTTTTATCCCATAATTTTGCTTTTTTATTTAATCTTGCATTACCTTTTCTTACTACTATAATTGGTGTTATATCATATGAAAAATCACCTGTTATACTACTTATCATATTCGGTTGTTGCCAAAATATTACACGGTTGACGTCAAATAATTGATACGCCAGATATAAATATTTCATACTCCAAAATATGAACATAAAACTATCGTCTGCTAATTTTTGATGAGCTTTACAATACCAAGTATAACAATAATTCTTGTAGTCTTCTAATTTAGATTTTTCTTCCCACGGAATAGCAACTTCAAATCTAGGAGTTACCATACCTTTTTCTAAGTCACTCTCGCTAGGAGAAACCTGTGCTGTGTATCGTGAATGGAATATTGCGGCTCCATTTTTGTTCTTCATATTACCTGTTAAGACGTTGTAGGGCGGGTCTATTATCCAGCAATTAACACTTTCGTCCTCCAACTTATCTAACCATTCCATACAATCTGCTTTTGTGAATTTTCTATGACTGTAAGGATTTATGGTATCGTCTCGTTTCATACTACTGTAAACGACCTCCGCCATACATACACCTCCTACTCTAGTCCTAGTTCCATTTTTGAATTTACATACTCAACTATATGGTCTAAATTCGGTTCAATTTGTCTCCATATATCAATCTTTTCATAATCGTCTCCGTGCAAATCAGAAATATAAAATTCACATTCTGTTTTGCTCCAGTAATCATACATAAATACAGTTTTTAAGTATTCCCTTAATATACTTTTATTATGTATGCTTTTTCTTCTTACTTCGTTTGCTATATCTTCTTTTCTCCATTGTAATATATTATAGTTTATTACTTTTTTAGTATTAAAATCCCAACGAAGTACATACCATTCCAAATTAACATTTTTTACTTTCATAATACTACTGGCTCCCTTACTATACCTTTTTTCTCTTTTTCTTTCTCTGCCTCTGCTATTTCTCTAAAATGTTTATTCCATAATTCTAATATAGCATTACCTAGTTTTTTATCTATTGAAAACTTAAACCAACGATAACCAGTTTTAGTAAGGCTTAAACATCTTAATTCGTCTATTTTTTTCGCTAAGTCTCTTTGCTCTTTATTACCTTTTAATAACATCATATAATATAATTGAAGTTGACATTCAGTCGACCATTCGTCTAAGTTGCTACTTGTTTTCCAGTCTATCATACATATTTTATCATTTACGATAGCTATACAGTCTATTATTCCTTTTACACCTAACTTCTTATTTATAATACGTTGCTCTGTGTATAGGGGGTGTATATCCCAGTCTATTCTTTCTTCTAACCATTCTTTGAAACGAGCTTCATATTGTGTATATTCAAGACCTAAGTGAGGCTCAAACTCGTCTTCTGGCTTAAATCTACGGTCATACCAACCTAACCAATCTTCAATATATTTATGTACCGCAGTACCTCTTTCTCCTGCTGCTTTTAATATTCTCTCTGGAATATCCATTTTTTCAAATTTATTACCAAAAATTGCATTCAGAACGCTAGTGACACCCCTATAAGGAGCGTCAAAAAATTCGCTATCGCTATAATCTTTCATTTCAATCTCCTATTTCTCATTTCATATTTCATACATAGCATATCATTTTTTGTAATTTTTTTCAATAGATTTTACGAAATTTAGACAAAAAATCTCTTGTCCTTAGAAAACCCGCTGTCGCAGTAGGGTCAAGGGTTGTAGCGTTATGTAAACTAACTAAAATAACGCTCGACTTTGTGTAAAACACGGGCGCAAAAAATTTTTTAGAAAAAAGACAACAAACCTATTGACTTGTTGATAATATTGTTGTATAATATAGACGTAGGGACGCAGAAATCCTTATGCAAAGGGTAGGAACTAGAAGTGCGAGACCGCTTCTACAACTTATGAAACAATACCCTTTGCCCCCAGTATATTATAAATATAAATAAGAAAGGAGAAGTTATGAAGTTACCAAAAGATATGAAATTGTCGCCCCACGCACGACAAAGATTATTAGAAAGAAAAGACGTGGATATGAAATATAATACGAGTAATATTATGAGAAGTAGTGTCAAATGGTATGGAAAAGACGATTTAATTCACGATTGTGCACTGTATAGACATTGCTGTTATACAACCAGAAAATCAAACCAGATAGGGTATATTACTGACGGGGACATTGAAGTTATATATAATAAAGGTACACACGTAGCAATTACGGTATTAGAAGTGAAAGATAAATTTAAGCCTATAACTCAATTTATTAAACCCGAAATATTAAAGTATAGGGAAATGAAAAAGGAGAGAAGAAAAATGGAGACCGAAACAAACCAAAAAATATGTGTAGACTGTGGAAAAGAGGTAGAAGAACTAAACTCACACGGAGTATGTGTAAGATGCACAAGAAGAAAAGCTAATATGAAAGCTAGAGGAAAAGCGTATATTCGTTATTTAGATTTATCCGATGAAGAAAAATGGAGAATAGATAGAGCAATAGAAGGACAAAATAAGAGACACGAAAAACTAGCAGAGCCAGAACCAGAGTTAACTGTGCCTGATAATAATACTTATTATTCTTCAAAAGCTAATGGGGGCGAGGTGGAGCAACACCCTATGATTAAACCTATAAAAAAAGCGTTAGACCCATTATCTGACCAGGATAGTTTTATTAGAATATTAAGAGAATGTGGTTGTGAGATACCAGACGAAAGTTTAGAGAATGTGTTAGACGTGCTTGTAAATACTGATAAATTAAAAGATATATTTATGACTATTGCAAAATCTAATAGTCAACAAGCAATGCTTGATTTAGAGCAAGCTTTGAATGTAGTAGAAAGAAAATTACAACACGATTGGGAGTATAATGGATTTCAAGAGGCAGACGATATAAAATTCAAAGGTTTTTTAACTTGGAGACGTGTTTTAAAAGGTGCTATATTCTTTTGGAAAAAACTATATCAGACAAATACAATTATAGAAATGCAAAGGGCTTGGAATGCTTATACACAAGACCCTAACGATAAGATACTACTTGCGGGGGATAGAATAGATAGTACAATGAAACGTTATCAAATTACTACGGATAGTATATCAACTATATTCAATACTAGACGTCCATTTACAAGAGTGTTTTATGCAACAGACAAAGACGTAGCTTATAATATGTTCAAACAATGGATGGCTGATAGAAATTTACACGAAGACCCTAAGAAAACTACTATTGTCGAATTAAAAAACGATGGCAGCGAAGATGGAAGGGAGAATTAAATTGCAAAAGTTGATTGATATAACTGGAAACAGATATGGATATTTAACTGTTTTAGGATTTAGTCATATGGAATATAGAAAAGACGGTAAAAGTCGAAGTGTATGGAAATGTGAATGTGACTGTGGTAATATAATATTGCTACGAAAAGACCAGTTTATATATCCATATAGTAATTATAGGTCTTGTGGTTGTTGGCATAAAATTGAAAGTAGTCGACGTCCTAAAGATGAATTAGGTAGATTTAAAAAATTAGAAAGAGGTGAAAAGAAATGACAGAAAGAGAAGAACAAGCCAATGCTGTATTACAAGACATAGCAAAAGACATAAAAGCGAAACTTCCAGAGAATTTTGGGTTTGCATTACTTGCTTATGAGTTTGGAGAAGGTGATGATAAAAAAATGTTATATGTCTCAAATTCACAAAGACAAGATGTTATGAATGCAATGGTTGAATTTTTGCAAAAGAATTTAGATAACCCTGAAATGTTTGGAAAGGATGTATAGTTATGAGCAGTACCTGGAAAAAGTTACAAAAAGCAAGTGAAGATTTTGCTATCAAAAAGTATTATGAAAGTATGACCCCTGAAATGTATCAAGAGGGCATACAAAGAGCTATCAAAATGACAGAAGAAAGATTAACTAAAGAATATAATGCAGAGCTAATGCGTATGGGAAATGAATTTAATCGTAAACTTCAAGATAACGCACTACTTGCAATGGACACACTCGCTACAGAAATGGTTTACGAGTTAGGAAATGTACTAGAGTGTTATAAAGACGAGCCTGAATACTTAGACCAAAAGATAGACATTGTTCAAGGTATATATGAAACTGCTATAAAATCAATTGAAGATTATGCGAGTGATAAATATAAAAGCGACGCACAGGCTCAAAAAGCATTTGAAAAGAAAAAGAAAACCATTAAAAAAGTGTTTGGTATGGAGGCAAAATAATGAATAAAATTGATATTTTGTGTGACAGAGTAAATGAAAAATATAATTTAAGACGCCATCAAGTTGGTAGTGTGGAGCGTTATCAAGATATGTGTGAGACTTCCGTGATACAAGTATGTAACAACTTTGGTGGGGTAAGGACTTTAATGAGTGGTGACGAAAAAACATTAATTGAATATTTACAAAATATATTAGACGATAAGAATATATTAAATTTTTGGGCTATATAAAAATATTTAAGGAGGATAACCTATGCTATTATATGATTTTGAAATTTTCCGTTATGATACGTTACTTGGAGTTTTGGACGAGGAGACTGGAATAGTCACCCAGCTGTGGGATATTGATGAAATCAAATCGTTCACCAGAAAGAATTTAGAAAACATTTGGGTAGGTTATAATTCTGCGCATTACGACCATATATTGCTACACGGAATTTTGTCAGGTAAATTAACTACCGAAGACAGAGTTTTTGCGTGTAGCAATTCTGTTATTCACGCACAGGATTATGATATACCAGTATTTAATGTGTTAGGTAAATACGGCATTACAGACTTTTATCAATCACCAATTTTGAGTTATGACGTTATGGGGGACGGTTCATTTTTCTCATTAAAACAGCTAGAAGGTTTTATTGGAATGAGTATCGTAGAAAGTGTTGTGCCATTTGATATAGATAGAAAATTAACGCAAGAAGAAAAAGATGACGTTGCAAAATATAACAGAGCTGATTTATTTGGTACATTAGAAAGATTTAAGCAAAGAAAAAATACATTCAAAACTAAAATGCTACTTGTAAAAGAGTTTGGACTACCTATAAATTATGTATGTAAAACAAACGCAAAACTAACTGAAACTATTTTATTATCACAGAATAGAGGAGTAAATACTAGAGCTAGAAAGAATTTTCAATTATCAACGTTACCTTGTAATTGGGACGTGCCAGAGATAAAAACAGTATTTGAATTTTTCTTAGAAGCCTTACGTGAGTTAGAAAAACATAAATGGGATACTAAAAAGTGTGATAAAACAAAATTAAGTTTAGTTATAGATATATTGGGAGTAGAACATACATTCGCACTTGGAGGAGTACACGGTGGTATTAAAAACTATATATGTAGACCAGAAGACGGAAAGAAAATTATTTGGGTAGACGTGTCTTCACTATACCCTAACATATTAGTACAATGGGATTTATTATCGAGACAAATTGATAAACGTGGTGTTGAAGCGTTTAGAAATATGGTTCAAGTTCGTATGGATATAAAAGCTAAAATGCACGACGAAGGATTGAGTAAAGAAGAAAAGAAAGCATTAAAAGACCAGGCTGCAAGATATAAACTTATATTAAACACGACTTCTGGTTGTATGAAAGATAGATTCAAAAAGATATATGACCCAGAATATAATACAAAAATGTGTATGTTGGGACAATTGTCTTTGTTAGATTTAATTTATAGACTTCATAATGCTGAACGTAGAAAGAAACCATCTTGGGCAACAGACGATGGGGTTACCGACACAAATGTCGGCGACTACTTCAAACTAATTCAATCTAATACTGATGGTATTGCATTAGAATTATTAACAGACGACACAGAAGATATAATCGACAGAGTATGTAAAGATTGGGAAAAAGATTGGAGATTTAGTTTAGAGAAAACCGTTGCTGATAACTTATATGAAAAAGACGTTAACAATTATGTATTTAGAGACGCAGATGGAAAAATAAAAGTTAAAGGAGCGTATGTAACAAAATATGATGACGGTAATGAACAGGATACGCTATCAATTCTTGCCAAAGCAGTGGTAAACTATTTCCTTGACGGCACTGATATTAGGACTACTATTTGTAATCCAGAAAATCCAGCAACTGATTATCAAATGATTAAAAAGCTAGGAAATATGTATGACACTCCAACTTGGAAAAAAGAATCTGGGGACGAAGTAGTACAGAAAGTGAACAGGATATTCCCGAGTGTGGATAAAACTCTTGGTGGTTTATTTAAACACAAAAGAGATAAAGAAATAGGCTCACTTGATAAAGTTGAAGGTACGCCAGAACATGTATTGATAATTAACACCGACATACGTGGAAAGAAAATAGGAGAGCTAGATAATATAGACTATGAGTGGTACATAGCGGAAGCTCAGAAAAGGGTTAATGACTTTTTAGGAGTAAAACCTGAAAAGAAAACTAGGAAGAAAAAAGGAGAGAAATAATATGAGAAACCCGGAAAGAATACAAAAAGTGCTAAAAGAATTGGAAAGATTTTGGGAAGAAAATCCTGATTTGAGATTAGGTCAAATTGTTTCTAATTTTAGTTATGAAACAATGAAGAATAACGACCCATTTTATATGGAAGATGAAACTTTATTAGAATTATTAAGAATAAAAAATTCAAGAGAATGTGTTTGTAAGAACTGTGGAAAAACATTCACTGAATATTCAAGAATTGATAAATGTTATTGTGATAATCCGTCTCCACAAAACCCTAAATATACTTGTGCTGAAATAGGACCTAAACTGGTTTATCAAGAACGTTACCACGACGATAGTGATTGGTATAGTTGGTATAGAAAAACGTATCAATTAGTTCAAGGTAGAGTAAGAAGAAACCCAGAAAAATATAAATCTAAGTTATTTGAAAACTTTAAACGTGATAGTAGACAGTGGATAGAAAAGGTTAAAAAAGAAGAAAAAACACAGGATGAGTTTATACAATGGTTAAAACAATACAGAGACTACATAAATGTAGATACGTCTAAACATAAAAAAGTAGTAAATAAAAAATTATCGTATGAAGATGAAATTATGTCACAGTTAACTGAAAGAGATTTAGAAACTTAAAAAATTTAAGATAATGTATTGACAAACTACTAAAAGTTGTGTATAATGTTTATAAAGGAGGTAGTAATATGGACGAATTTATTAAAGATAGAGACGAAGCCTTTGCTAGCGGAGACATTGAAAAAGTAAAAGCCTATTGTGAAAAATATGAAATAGAAATACCAGAAGATGAAAATATTTTCAAAGCTGGTATGCACAAAGCAATATGTAATATGTATTTAATGCCTGATAGTAAGATTAGTTTAGAGCAGTACGAAAGAAGTTACGAATGGCTTATAGCAAACGGATATACACCGTCTATTATGGGAGGTGAAAAATAATGGACCCATTTTCAGACCTAATATTGTATGATATTGACCCAGATAGTATGACAGAAGTTGAAAAGGAAATTTTACTAGACGAAATGTACGAGGGAGGTGAGATAGATGTTTAGAAAACTTGCCGACGTACCAGAATGTTTAGGAAATATTGACGGAGTAGATTATGACGCAGACATATCTGTTAAAGCAACTGAAGATTATGACACAATAACCAAAGATAAAATATATCACGTACATAAGATAACAAGTTATGGAGACCCATTTGACGTATGGATAACGAATGACAAAGGAGAGGAAGAATGCTTCGGAGAATTTTGTTTTGAAGATATAAATTAGTAGATAGAAAGGTAGGAAAACAATTATGTTTGGAAAAGAAAGAGAGGATAGTGTAGCATATAATGTATACACTACAAGAGATTATTCAATATTCAAAAGATTAGTAGGAAATAGAGATATACCAGAGAGTAGAATTAGTAAGATAGTAGATAGTATTCAAAAAATAGGATGGATACATAACCCTATCGTAGTAAATGAAAATATGGAAGTAATTGATGGCCAAGGTAGACTTACAGCACTTCAAAGATTAAAAATGCCAGTGGAGTATATTATAGCCCCAGGTGCAGGTACAAAAGAATGTGTTTATATGAATATGAATATGGTAAACTGGAAATTACCAGACTTTATCAAATCATACGCAGAACAAGGAAACGAAAATTATCAAAGATTATTAAAACTTATGAGTAAATACGCAAACGGAAACTTAGACATAATTTCAACAGCAGTTTATAGAGTATCAAAATCAAAACACAGAGATATAAAAGAAGGTATTTTACAATTAACAGAGGAGCAATATGAAAAAGCTATACCTAGACTAGAATTTATCAAGCCTTTATTAGAAAGTATTGATGAAAAGAAAATACCAGGAAGTTTAGTGACACTTATGCAGACTGTTATTTATTACTTTGATTATCCAGAAGTTGATAAGAAAAGACTTGCTTATAGTGTAGAAAAATATATTTATAACGCAACACCTTGGGTATTAAATACAGACTGTGAAAGAGAAGTTGAAAATGTATATAACTATAATATGAAGTTAGAAGATAAAATTTCAATAGCTCATTTAGTTAAAGAAGAAAGAATGAGAAGACAATTAGAATTAAATAAAGCAAATCAAGCTAGAGCGTTTGAAAGAACACAAAAAGGAGTGCAAGGATTTATTACACCTGAAAAAAATACTGAGGAGGAATAATCTTGAGTAAGTATAAGGAGATATTCAAACTTAAAAGAATGCTGGAAAAAGCCGATATACCATTTGAGTTCGTTGAATGTTTTGGGTACGACAAGAGACTATTATCTGAGTACCCAGACATAATGGACCATTATCAAATATTTTATCCAAGTAAAGGAGAAGACCAAAAAATCAGTGTTATCGGAGGGTTTGGCGCATATGGTGCTGAACAAGATAAACTAGAAATTATGGGATTACTTACACCGTGGGAAAGATTTGAAGGTAATACAGTCGTCGGTTGGCTCACTGCGGAAAACGTATTTAAGAGAATAAAAAAAGATTGGGAGGAACATAAAATATGAAAAAGAAAATAATTAAAATTGATGAAGAAACATTTGAAATCACCGAAATGTATGTAGACGTAGAGGAAGAAGACGTAAAAGACGAGGCAGTTGGTGATGTAATATCTGATTTTGCAGAAGCTCTACGCAAAGCTATGGGTTGTACGTCTGATGAATTTTACGATAAATACCAAGCTATGAAAAAAGCAGAAGCAGAATTTAAAGAAATATATGAACCATTAAAAGCAGAAGTTATTAAATTACACGAAACACAAAACTTGCCAAAGAATGTAATAGTAGGTGGAGCAAAACTAACTTATGTTTCTCCTAGTACAAGAAGTACAATAGACAGTAAAAAGTTAAAAGAGGAGGAACCTGAAATCGCGAAGAAGTTTACTAAAACTACACAAGTTGCCGCAACTGTAAAATTAGAAGATATAGGAGGTAAATAATGAGTGATAGAAAAGCATATCAACGCGAGTATTATAGAAAAAAGAAAGAAGAACGTAAAGCATACTTCAAAGAATATTATGAAAAAAATAAAGACCGAATAAAAGCTCGTAATAACAAACATTATGCTGAAAGTAAAGAATTGCAGAAAGAAAAGAAAAACAATTATAACAAATTCTACAAAGAGCATAAAGACGAAAGAAAAGAATATTATAAAGAGCATTATGAGAAAAACAAAGAGGAAAGACAAAAATATTATAGAGATTATTATAAAAGAAAGAAGGAGGCTCAGTCTAATGAAAACTGATTTATATGTGTATCAAAAAACTACCGCAGACGACATATATGATAGAATGAGTAATACAGACCAACGAGGAGCTTATTTAGGTTTTGATACAGGTACAGGGAAGACTGTGACCTCCCTTTCTGTTGCTGAAAAATTATATAAAAATCATATGATAAAAGGCGTAGTTGTTATATGCCCTGTCTCAAAAGTAGATGACTGGAAAAGAGATTTAGAATATGAAGTACCTGAAATTGAAATGAAATTTGTATCTAGTTTTCAAAGTGCTTGGAGAGAAAAGAACAAAGCTAAAATTGAATATGTATGTAAAATGGTGGACGCGTTAGTAATAGTAGACGAAGGTCATAAAATGAAGACTTATGATAGTAAGCAAAGTAAATTCATACAAGCATTAAGTGAAACATACAAACCTTATATGTTAATACTTAGTGCTACTCCACAAAACAAAAAATATATAGATTTATACCCACAATATAAGGCGTTAGGACATCCGTTGTTCAACATCAAACCAAAAGATTTTAAACAAAGATTTTGTATTGAAGCTCAAAACTGGAATTTAGTTAGAGCAGGAAAAGCTCGTTTTCCGTTCAATGAAATTGTAGGATATAGAGAAACTGAAAAAATGGACGAAGCTGTTAATAATTACACATATTATAAAAAATATGAGAGTGAATATGATCGTCCTATAGAGATACCTCAGTCATTTAAGATGACATCTGAAATGAAATACTTTAAGGAGAAAAAAGTATGGCCTAAAATGGACGAGAAAGCCCTTGAGGAGGCTTTAGCTATTGGAGATATAGAAAGTATTGACACAGACTTTATAATCGCAAATAGACCTACTCTGTTTCATATATATGCACGTGAAAGTTGTAGTGGCTTCATAAAAGATAAGTTTTTGAAAGATAATCCAAAACTTCAATGGTTAGAAGACTTTTTAGACGGAAACGAAGGTCGTATCATTGTATTTACTAATTTCATAAATGAAACTTATATTATAAAAGCATTGTGTGACAAATTAAAAAGACACTGTGTTATTTATGACGGAGCGCATAAAGACTTGAAAGATTGGTACGAGCAAGACGACTGTGTAGCCGTAGTAAATGTAGTAGCAGGTGGAGCAGGTATCAATGATTTTGCCAAAACTAATATTGCGATATTCTTCTCACCACCAGAAAATCATATAGATTTTGAACAGGCTAAAGGTCGTATAGACAGAATTGGACAGACAAAACAACCCGTGTATTATTATCTTCAAATTATGAATTCTGTTGAGCCAGCTATTTATAGAAATTTAAAAGACGGTCAAGATTTCGATGAAAGAATGTTTGAAGAGTGGATGGAGAAGGGAGAATAGCTATGAGAAGAAAGAAAAAAGAAGAACCCGAAATTTATCATACTCCGTTTGGTTCAACAATCGTAAGACCACCAGAGTATGAATTAGGTAGCTATACAATGGAGCCTGAAACGATAGAAGTAACTTCAATAGGAGACCCATTCAGAAGATATATCCAAGACCCATTTACTACTGGCGCTTCTATAACTTATACTGGTTTAACTGGTGAAGCGAGAAGTATATATTATCCACCAACACATTTAGAACCATATTCAACTACGCTAGATTATGAAGATTTTATGAAAAAAATTGGAAAAGAGGAGGAGGCAAAAGTGAAGGTAAATGTAGAAAACTCTAAAGGAAAGTATGTATGTTGTGTCAAAAACACACCTGACTTATTACCAGAAAGAATACTCGTTACTTTGTCTGCTATAAAAGGTAGGTTAATGATGGAAGTCGCACCTATTCATATAAAAGAATTTCAATGTAGTATGACCCCAGCAGTAAGGAAAAATATAATTCAAGCTAGTAAACGAGCTAGAATGTATGGAAAGAAAATGCCAATTATTGCTCGTTTTGATGAATACGGTAGACAGCTTCCTGAACAGATAGAAATAAATGATTCACCAGGAGTTAATTTAAGAATTTTAGACCCAGCTGATTATGGAGAATTATATCTTGAATTAGTTGCTATTGAATTTCCTAGTAATGAGTATAGAACTACCAGAGACTGGACTTATACAGGGGAATTTGATGAGGACGTTCCATTTTAAAAATAATTTATAAAATAGACAACAGACTTATTGACGATTTAGATTGGTTGTGATATGATATGCACAAAAGGAGAAATGAAAAATGGGAAAAATAATTGTACTTATTTTGATTTTATTTATTTGTGGTATGTTATGGGCGTTTCCATTGTGGGCAGTTGTTAATTTTGTATGCTGGGTGTTCCATTTATCCTTTCATTTGAATTACTTACAAGCATTTGCATTATGTTTATTAGCAAGTGTAATGAAAAGTTTATTATTCAAAGGGGAGGATAAATAATATGGAATTTGTATCACCAGTTAATCCAAAAAATATTTGGACATTGTGCTTTAAAGATAGAAACGAAATGAATAGAATATTTTATGAAAACAGACCGATTGACCAAGAAGCTAGATTACACGGAATAACAGAATATATTTCACAAACTATTTATATTGATAAAGATTTAGACGGATTTCTTTTAGGAAAAACATTAAGACACGAACTTACGCACGTTTACTTATGGGAAACAGGTCAACAAGACCGAGTTTTGAATGAAGAAGAAACAGCTGATTTTATGAGCGTTGCTGGACCAGTTATATGTAAATGTGCAGATGATTTAATGCTTAGACTAAGAGAGGGGTTATATAAGAATGGGGAATTATAAACCACACAAAGAGAAAGCTATTGAAAATGAAATCAAAGAATATATAACAAGTCTGGGTGGATTATGTTATAAAATTCACGGTGGAGACTTATACCAAGAAACAGGTATACCAGACTTATTGTGTTGCTGGGGAGGATTGTTCTTCGGTATAGAAGTCAAAGACCCAGGAGGAAAACCAAGTGCAATTCAATTAGCACAGGGAGCGAGAATTAAAAAGGCTGGAGGACATTTTATTATAGCCAAAAGTGTGCAAGATGTAAAAGACTATGTATGGAAAGAGGGTTTGGTAGGACTATGAGTATGTATGATAAAAGTTATTGTGCTACAGAGTGTGAAGATTGTGATTGTGAACGAAATATAAAATTTAATAAACCAGAAACACGATTTTATTCTATGACTACGTTTGACGATAGTAACCCAGATAAAATGCACAAACGTTGTCCTTGGAGAATAAAGAAAGGAAAGTAAATGGAAGACAAATTAAAAGAATTAGAAAAAGAAAATCATAATATGAGAGAGCAACTTCAAAACTTTATACCTCGTAGACGTGTGCGTAGAGTTTACAAAATGTTGGGTGACCTTTTAGACGAAAATACTGACACCACTTTCTATGTAACTATGCTAAAAGATTTTATAAATAAAATAGAAAAAGAAGGGAAAGCTGAAGCAGGACAAGAAATAAAAACAGCGATTGAACACCTGCTTTCAGTTAGAGAAAGATAATGATTTATTTTACAAGCGACCTACATTTAGGTCATAAAAATATTATTGAATATGAAGATAGACCTTGGGAGACAGTAGAAGATATGACTATAGGTCTTATTAAAAACTGGAATGAGGTAGTTAGACCAAACGACGAAGTATATATTTTAGGAGATTTTGCATTTCAAAATTCATATATGACACCATTTTTGATAACAGATGTGTTAAGTCGATTAAACGGAAAGAAACATTTGATTATTGGAAATCACGATACATATATAAATAAACAAGCGTTTAACCCTAGATACTTTGAAGAGATGGTTCACTATAAAGAACTAAAGATAAACGGTAAATTTATAATTTTATCACATTATCCAATAGAAAGCTGGAATTGTAAAGAACACGGAAGTATTCACTTACATGGTCATACACATAAACCAGACAACCGACCTGATATAAATAGATATAACGTAGGGTGTATGTTATATGATTATAAACCCGTAACACTAGATTATTTATTGAAAGGAGGGTATCTAAAATGACAGAACCAATAAAATCAATAACAGCAAAAGAATTAATGGAAATGTCTAAACACGAACTTATTGAATTAGACGTTAAAGCTGGTAAGCATACTACTTGGGTAACAAGTGAAGACAGAAGTGCAACAAGACAAAGATTAGAAGCAGATGTCCAAACTGATTGTTATAGTCCTTATCACAAAGATGAAACAAAAGGTTTATATGATTCACTAAAACGTTGGATTAATGCAAATTTAATTCCAGTAAGCACTATTTACCAAAACGGGTCAACATCTTATGGGTTAAAACATTTATTTGAACGCTCGAGTGATGGTATTTATTTTGGCAATAGATATGTTACAAATAACACATTTAAGGCAGCAATGATTGACTGTGGTTTTTGGTATCTTGATAAACAAAATCGTGAAGCAGATGACCAGACAGGTAATTTATACTTTAATATAAGTAAAAAATCACCAGCATTCAAATTATAAGGAGGAATTATTATGGCAATGTTTCCAATATTTATGATTGGTGTGATTGTTGGTATTGCTCTATCTTATGCGTTTTATAAATACAAAGAAGACGTACCATCACAAGTGAAAATTCAAATGCAAGAAAGACAAATCAAATCACAAGAAAGTGACAACAAAATGCTTAATGATTTAGTCGATAGATTGTATAAGAAAATTGAGAAACTTGAGACAGAATTAAAAGAACTTAAAAAATAATTGAATTTAATAGGAGGATTGAAAATAATGAGTGGAAAAAACACAGTAGCTCTAGTAATTGGAGCAGTAATTTTATTCATAGGAATGATTATATTTTTTGCAAGTACAACAATAGTACCAACAGGACACATAGGAGTGGTAACTTTATATTCTAAAGTTCAAGATAAATATTTAGACGCAGGATTTCATTTTATAAAACCTTTCGTTGAAAGTGTACACGACGTAGATATAAGAACACAAAAATATTCAAATACAGTGGAAGGTAGCGCAAAAGACCTTCAAATAGTGAATATAACAATGTCAATAAATTATCAAATAAAAGCTGAAAAGGCTTCTGAATTATATTCAAAAGTAGGAGCAAACTATAACGACGTAATATTAAACCCAGCATTACAAAGTAGCTTAAAAGCTTCTATCGCAAAATACACAGCAGAAGAAATGGTAACAAAAAGAGCAGAAGTTGCTGCTACTATAACAGAAGAATTAAATAAAGCATTGGAAGAATATTTTATAATTAGTGCAGTAAATCTTGAAAATATTGGATTTACAGACGAATACAATAAAGCGGTTGAAGCTAAAACAACAAATCAACAAAAAGCAGAAGCTGAAAAAGCTCAATTAGAAATTATAAAAGTTCAAAATGAACAAAAAATAAATACAGCTGAAGCTGAAGCGAAAGTTAGAGAATTGCAATCTCAATCAGTTACAGAAAAATCATTAGAACAATTAAGATTAGAAATTCAAAGAGAAATGATTCAGAAATGGAATCGGTAGTTTTCCAACAACAATGCTAGGTGATGACCCAACAATGTTATTTAATCTTAATAAATAGGAGCTGAATAATGAAAGAAAAAATAGCGAATTCAATAGCATTACACCAAATGACTATTAACGAATTGAAAGAGATAAAACACAATGTAGAACAATCTATTGATGAAAAAGTCAAATTTAGTATAGAAACAAAACACATTATAGGTTTTGATATAGGGATATTAAAAAAGAAAAAGACACTATCAATTTCAAATTATACTATGGGACTGTTATTAGACGAGGCAATTAAAAAAGAAAAAGATAGAATTGATAAACTCATAGATATGGAAATAGAAAGAAAACTTAAAAAATAAAGGAGTGGATATGTATGGCTAGCGATAAGGCATACAATAAAATAGAAAGTATAGTAATGGAAAGGGTTTTTTCGTTAGAAAACGAAAATGCTCAATTAAGAAATGATTTAGCAGTGGCGCAAGCAAAACTAGATGTGTATGAACGACTAGCCAACATATCTGGAACTAAAACACAATTAGGTTTTGGTCCACCAATAGATAGATAAGGAGGGATTTATTATGACTACTGTTAACAACGGTAATAGATTTATTCAATTTTCACTTAGTAATACTATTACGACAAACAAAACAACTACTGAGTGTGTTACATATACACCAGAATTACCAAAAATAAATTGTAGTAATGAGAGTGACGCAGTGCGTATTCAAGAAGAAATTAACGCTTTTACAAATAAATTAGTTAAAGATTTATTGAAATAGGAGGTTAAGTTATGGAATGTACTGGAACTGGTTATGATTGGGACCATTGTAGAGTAGAAAAAATGGGTTGCCCAGGTTGTTATCATTATAAAATAGTTAGAAAGGAGAAAGAAGATGAGCAGAAAGTTAGCGAGTGTTCAAAAAATAAAAGCAATAAAGCCAATTGAGGGTGCTGATAAAATTGAGATAGTTCAAGTATTAAACTGGGACTGTGTAGCTAAAAAAGGAGAATATCAAGTCGGTGATACTGTAATTTATTTTGAAATAGATAGTTTATTGCCTGATATACCAATGTTAGAATGGTTAAAAGGCTCTTCTTGGTCACAAAAATTAAACAAATATAAAATATCAACACATAAATTCAGAGGTCAAATATCACAAGGATTAGTTATGCCTATAAAAGATTTAGAGGAATTAGACAGACAAATTCATAATAGAGAAGAATGTGTACCAATTGCTTATACAGAAGGTACTGATTTAACTGAAATATTGAATGTAGAAAAATATGAACCACCGGTATCTAACGGACCTTTGGGAGATTTAATTCATCACGAATGGTATATACCAAAAACTGATGAGGAGAGAATTCAAGTTTGTGCAGCAGATGTTTTACCAACATATATGAATAGTGAACAAGGAGATTGGTATAGCTCAATAAAACTTGACGGTACTTCTTGTACAGCTGGACTATTTGACGACGCATTTTTAATAGGTGGTAGAAATCAATTTTACAAAGACGAAAATATGTACACTACAACAGTTAATAAATATTTTAAAAACGGAGCTAAAGAAAAATTTGAAAATTACAAGGTTATAAATGGTGTATATGTAGCATTCCAAGGAGAATTGTGTGGACCAGGTATTCAAGGAAATAAATTAGGACTTAAAGAAAAAGAATGGTTTATATTTAATGCGTTTGTTAGTAAGACAGGCAAAAACGGAAGTTATGTAAAATGTGATTTATTATATATGCTAAAACTATGCGAAGAGTTTGGTTTAAAACACGTACCTTTAATTGACGCAGAAGACAAATTCAAATTTGACCCTGTGGAAACTGTGGATAATACTGTGGAAAAATTATTAAAATATGTTGATGATATAAAATATAGAAAATATTTTGCAGACGCTTCACCAAATCAAATTGCAGAAGGTGTTGTATTTAGAACAGAAGATATGACTTACTCATTCAAAGTTGTATCTAATAAATATTTATTGAAAGGTGGAGAATAAAATGATACTACGAGTTTATTTACATAGAACAAAAAAACACGAGTTTGAAGTGGCTGACGCATTTGAAGTAAAAGTTGATTTAGAAAATCTACCTGACGATAAAAAAGAAGATTTAGATTATATAAATCTAGGTTTTAAGAATGATTGCCAAAAATTAGCTCGTACAAGAGAATGTGTGCAAAAATACGGAACTGCTTATATATCTTTTATGCGTCCTCAATTTGAAGGAGACGAAAAAGATAACGGTAACGACAAAGTTTATTTTGATAACAAAGAAATGTTATTTGTTAAAAGAAAACCGAAACGTACTAGAAAAAAGAAAGTTGAGGAACCTGTTGATGAGCAAGAAAAGAAATAGAATAATAGGTGTTGATTTTGATGGGACACTGGCTACAATAGTGTCTCCTTATCCTAATATAGGAGAGCCTATCCAAGAGGTTATAGATTATGTACTTGAAGAACAAAGAAAAGGTGCTTATTTAGTGCTTGTAACTATGCGCGAAGGAATTGCGTTAGAAGGAGCGCTAATGTGGTGCGAAGACCACGGAATTAAATTTGACGCAGTGAACGATAATCTACCTCATATGAAGGATTGGTTTGGTAATAATCCACGAAAGGTTTTTTGTAATGAATATATAGACGATAATAATTTCGGTGGAATTGATTATGTGTTAGAAAAATTACGAAAAAGAAAGGAAGAATAATTATGAAATATTGTTTTGGTAGTGTTAGTTGGAGTGGTTATTTAGAAAGATATGTTGATATTTTTGTAGATAATTACATAAGATTATTTAAAGAATTGATAAGAGTAGGCGTAAATTATATAGATATAGCAGACCCTATAATAGTGTATGCTAATGATATTGAAGGGTTTACAACAGAGGAGCAAGTACAAAAATTGTACGACATAACTGGTAAAAAGTTAGTTTTAGTTAATGACAAACACAAATATAATCAAGATAATATTATGTATTCAACAAGAAATAGATTAAGAGAAAAAGTTAGAGCTACATATCCAGATGAGAAAAAAGTATTCTGGTATTTCCCTATTGACGACGCAATAAAAGAGGAAGAAGCAGTACGTGAATTAGTGAAACTTGGTAAAGCCACAGAAAATACAGCGTGTATGTTCAAGTTTTACGTAAATCAAGGCGCTAATAATTTCACAGCAGGTACAACTCCTATAAATTCATATAAAGACATTCACCCTGGAGATTGGGGAGGATACTGTGCATATACCATACTTAATGAAGACGACTGTCCTTTATATCCAGAAATAGCAATACCAAATGTAGCTTTTTATATAGCATTGTATGAAGCTGGTTATAAACAATATGAAAGTGAAAAAATATGTGTAGAACATTTAAGACATTTAGACAGTCACCACTTCAAAACAAAAGACCTGCCAATGTCACAAAAAGTTTCAGACTATTTGTTAAAGAAAAGAGCTGAACTTGCAAAGAAAGAAGGAAAAGAATAATGACCGATTTTGTTACGGTGTTAGGTGTAATAAGCGGTTTATATCTTGCGTGGAAGTTATTTAATAATGTCATATTTCCTAAAATGGTTTATCACGGTATGAAAGAAATTGACCGTAATCCAAAATGGATTACTTCAAAGTTGCAATATTATGGTTTTGATGATATAGATATAGTATTGTGTGAAAGTAAATGGGGAATGTTACCTAGATTTCGTGCTGGTAAAGACAATCGTTTGGAATTATGGATTGATAATGATACTTCAACAAGAGACGTAGACGACGTAGGACACTTAGCATTATGTGTAAAAGTAAAAGCCAAATATGGATTATGGTTCCCAGACAAACCTACTTATTGGTTATCTATTTTATTATATATGTTAGACGGTGGAGACGTTAATATGATAGATAAAAAACAACAAGAAACCTCTTGACTAATTCCGTAAAATATTATATAATTATATTATAGACTTTATCAAAAGAAAGGAAGAAGCAATTATGAAAGACTTGTCCGAATATAGGGTACTAAACAAAGCTCACCTATATAGGGAATTCAAAACTGAATATGGCTATCCAGAAATGCAAATAACTTCATATAGACGTGTATTGTACGGCGAGAGTACATACTTAGGTAAGGGACGCTCACCTTATATTGCAGATATGTTTAGGTTTTTTGCTAATAAACTTCACAAAGAGTTTATTGACGTAGCGTATGACTTATTAGACTCAGAATTCTTTGGTAGAAAAAACACATTATTAGACGTAATTATGGCAGAGAAAAATATACCAAAAGAAAAAGTCAATGAAATATTAGGAGATAGAGCCGTAGCATTAGATAATATAAGATTATGCGATTTGAATGACGACAATAGAAAGATATACGAAGACGCGGTAAAGGAGGTATAAAATGAAGGCGAAAATAGAACCACAAGGAATAATCGAAGCATATGAAAATGGTCAATCCTTGAACGCGATAGCACGTGCCTTCGGTACATATCCAACAACCGTCAGACGTATTTTAGAAAGAAACGATATAGAACTGAGACACGACGCTATGGTAAAAGGGTCTCATACTGTATTAAATGATGGAGAAAAACTAATTGAATGGGCTAAAGCTCAAGGTCGATTAGTAACAAGAAAAGAATTAGCGGAAGTGGTAGGTAAGACAAGATTGTCACCAGGATACTTTCAAAAATATCCTGAACTTGGGCAATATGTAGCGTCTTATGAGCAAAAAGATATTAAAAAATATACAGAGCAATTATTTACTTGGTTACAAGAAAATGATATTTCATACGCACCAAATGACAGAAGCGCATTAGAAGGTATACCCGTACAAGCAAAATTATTAGACAAATACGACGGAATACTTATAACTATTGATATTAAATCAGTATCAATTAGTAATGCACGATACAAAGAGATGATACGTAGAAGATTAAAAAAGGCAAATGAAAAAGGGTTGGTTATGTTGTTCTTAAAAGAAGAACATTTTGAAGATTTAGATTGTATCAAAGGCTTATTAGACGGTCTAAAATATTTAAAGGAGAGATAGTCAATGGCTGGGCAAATGTTATATGTAAAAAAGGGGGAAAAAGACGTGGCAAAAGCGAGCGTAGTATTTTCAAAGGATAACGAATATTATACACCAAAATATGTAGTGGACTTTTTCTACCCAGACGGCTTTGATTATGACCCAGCAACCTGTGAAGGAAAAGCAAAAGAATTCGCAGTGCCTCATTATGACACAATAGAAACAGACGGTCTTGCACAAGACTGGACAAAATATAACCGTATATGGATTAACCCTCCATTTACGGACAAACACAAATTTTTAGCAAAGGCGGTTGAGACTTATAATAAAGCTCACAATACTATATATGTTTTATTCCCAATTGAATTTTTGACTACTGCTAGATTTCACGATTTACATTGCAAATGTGAATTATATGTACCTAAGGGTAGAATAAATTTTGAAAGTGGATTAGGTAAAACAGGAAAAAGTCCTGCCTTTGGTAGTGTAGTAATAAAGTTATCAGACAGAAATGTAATTCATTATATTGAATTAAAACCTGGCAATAGTGTAAACGATATAACGCCCGAAGATGTTACACTACCAAATACAGAAGACTTGGGAAGTATTATGAAAAATAAAAAATCTTGGTATAAATAGGAGAGTTTTATGCTAGCTTATACTTGTGAAAATTGTAAAAAGATAATTTTATGGGGAAGTGTAAATGAATACAATCAACATTTTTGCGACGAAAAATGTTATGAGAAGTATTGTAAAAAGAATGGTTATGAAGCACACCCAGAAAAATTATATAAAATAAGAAGTATTTTTAATTAAAATACCGCGGGGGTGGTGCAACGGCAGCACGCTGGGCCCATAACCCAGAGACGAGGTTCGATTCCTACGCCCGCTCCCATATAATATAAATGAAACGAGGTTATTTTTATGGAATGGAGAGAGTGTAAAAACTATCCTAATTATTTAGTATCTGATTATGGTGATATAAAACACAAAAAGACTAATAAAATAAGAAAACAAAAACTAAACAAGCATAATTATTTAGAAATTACACTTTCGATGGGAAGCAGACAAAATATATTACACCAATTGGTTCATAGGTTAGTAGCAGAAGCATTCATACCTAATCCAGAAAATAAACCACAGGTTAATCATATAAATCGGTAATACTATTGACAACCGTGTTTGCAATCTTGAATGGGTAACTGCAAAAGAAAATAATATCCATGCACGTGTTACAAGATTAAAACCAGATAATCATGGAGAAAACTCTAATAATTCAAAACTAACAAAAGAACAGGTACAATGGTGTCGTGATATGTATAAACCTAAAGATAAAAATTACGGTTGTTCTGCATTAGCCAAAAGATTTGGTGTATCAAAATCTACTATGTCGTATATACTTAATGGTAAAACATATATTTAATTTATATTCCTCTCTCGTCTAATGGTAGGACAACAGGTTTTGATCCTGTCAATCGAAGTTCGAATCTTTGGGGAGGAGCCAACCCGAAAGGGTAGATATTGCAGTAATAACAGGTGGGTAAACGACCTATTAAGTGCGATAGAGTATGGACGCATATTCGAGTCAATGCCTGTTTATATGCCGGCTTAGCTCAGTTGGTAGAGCAACGGTCTTGTAAACCGTAGGTCCTCGGTTCAAATCCGAGAGCCGGCTCCAGATAACCGTAGTGTTATCCCCTCGGTATACAGGGCAGGTATACTTAATCAACTAGAATAACCGTAGGCAGTAACATATCGGCACTAGCCTATGGAAAACTCTCCTCTAGTTAAAGTGAAGATATACTAGAGCCGATACGAGAAGTTGTGTATTACTAGAGGTCACTTGCGAGAGTTCGTTGTTTTACGCAAGTCATTATATTAAAAGGAGAATTATTATGTATTTCATAACAACAATTGAAACTAAAAAAGGAGACATTAAAGATACACGTTGTGTTGGTTATTTCAAAACATTTGAAGAAGCCGAACAAGCAGTAATTAAGAATGCGTGTGATATATGGGAAACTTGTTATGATTATGCAGTAATTGAAAATATAAAAGAAGGACTATATCAATATGACTTCCACCCAACTTGGTATAAATATCATAAACTAACATCAGGATATGTTAAATGTGAACAACCGGATTTTGTAAATCCAAAAGGTGGAGTAGGTATGGTAGGATATGCTATCGGTTAGGAGGAAAATATGAATAGAAAAGGTTGCGTCTTCTAGGGCCTAGTGCCTAAGGAGGCGATAAGATGAGTAGAAGTTATAAACACTTCCCAATTTCAAGAATGGTTTTATGGGGTAGGTCAATGAAAAAAGGAAAACAAGTGGCTAACCGTAAAATCAGAAGAAAGTTAAAAAATCTTGACATTGAAGTTGGTAACGGCGGACATTATAAATCTTTAGGGTTAGATAGCTGGGATTTATGGGAATTCAAATTTCTTGAAACAAAGCAAGACGCGATTGACCGTTGGGAGCAAGACCAAAAAGAATTAGCAAATGGAGTAAGACGGTTGGAGAACGTTACACGATTGGAGTTTAGAAGACGCAGTTAACGACTGGGCTAAATTCCATAAAAGAAAATAGTATTTATTTATCAATAGGATAATATAAATAAAAACAACTCAAAAGGAGGTAGTTCTTAATGGGAGAACGAGAAAAACCTGTTAATGCAGGAAAACCTTGGACTGAAGAAGATATGTTCTTCGTAGGTTCATTCGCTCCAACTTGGAGAAATATCTGTTGGTTAGCAGATAGACTAGGTAGAACTCCACACGCAGTTCAATACCTATTATGCAAAATGTATTGCAAAACAACTGATTTAAAAGAATGGGCGAAAGTTGATACATCTAAATCAGAACAAGCCAAAAAAATACTAAAAGTTCGTAGAGAGCTTGGTATTGCTATTGGAAAATAGGGGTCGGTTAGCCCCTTCATATGGCGCTAGGGACAGTCGGTTAAGTCACCAGGTTTTCATCCTGGGGTGTCCAGTTCGACTCTGGATAGCGCTACCAAATACGGAGACGTGGCAGAGTCTGGTTTAATGCACCGCACTGCTAACGCGGCGTACGGAAACGTACCGTAGGTTCAAATCCTACCGTCTCCGCCAATAAATTTTAGGAGGTTATTATGGTAGTATCAGGAGAAACAAAGAAAGAAAAATTAGTTATAGTTAATTGTGATTGTGGTTGTAACGAAGGTATTTATGTAACAAAATACAAAGAAGTAGGACTACCTAATGACTATTATATTACAATTACAACTTCAAAATTTTATAGTGAGCAAGACAAAATGTGGCAAAAATTCAAAAAGAGGCTTAAAATGATATGGTATGCCATAAGAGGCAAAGAGTATAGACTATGCGAAATTTGTATTACAGAAGATGATATAGACGAATTAATAAAGAAATTAGAGGAAATAAAAAAATGAAATATAAAGAATTTGTAGATTGGTGTAATCAAAGAGCCTGTGACGGTTGTTGGAGTATGAATACTGCTATATATTGTATAGGCGTTTGTGAAACTATCAATAACTTACCATTTTGGAAACGAAATAAAGTATGGAAAGAAAAATATGAAGAAGAAGTCGTTAGAAACGTAGTTGAAGTTATAAACGAAAAACGTAGAGAAATGGGCTATTGTTAATATGGGTGGGTAGTCCCGTAAGGAGCGGGGCGTGACTGTAAATCACGTGTCATTTGACCCGAGTGGGTTCGATACCCTCTCCACCCACCAAATTGAATATTTCTGGGACGCCGGTCTAGGTTACGGACAGTAGGCGATATGTTAGTAACGAGCAAGAGTAGAAATGCCTCCCAGTACACTATATTAATCGAGGTGAAATATGAAAGTTTGTAGTATATGTGGAAAAGAAATCTGGAAATATAGTAAAAATAATCTGTGCTATAAACATTACGCGGAAAGCCAAGCTAAATTAAAAATTCAAAAATGGTTACTAACGGGTGATACAGGTATGCAACCTACTGGCTCACTAAGAAATTGTATTCGTACTTATATTTATAAAGAACAAAAATACAAATGTGCAATTTGCGGTATTGAAAATAAATGGAATGGTAAGGAATTGAAGTTTGTATTAGACCATATTGATGGAGACGCAAGTAATAATATCAGAAGTAATTTACGACTTGTATGTCCTAACTGTGATAGTCAATTAGATACATTCAAATCCAAAAATAAACATTCTGCAAGAAATACTCGTCGTGATTGTGACCGGCTAGTCACGCCGTGCCTTGAAAGCACGTACACTTCGTAAGGGGTGGGGGTTCGACACCTCATCACGGCGCCAATCTTAATAATATCACATAAAAAAGAGTGAACACCAAATTAAGTGAGATAGAAGTGAATAATGTTAATAGTGGTATGTGGTGTTATTAAGTTATTATAGGATAATGATTATATAGAAACGTCGGACTGTTGCCACTAACTGTAGGTCCGCAAGTTTGTTATTCTTTCTATCTCACTATAAAATATGGGCACATAGCTCATCTGGTAGAGCACTACACTTTTAATGTAGGGGTAGAAGGTTCGAGTCCTTCTGTACCCACCACTAGAAGGAAAACTATTCAAACCCTTGGAGAAGATTACTGCTAATCCGCCTAAGTAAAAGTAGAGGGGAAAGCGGCGACAGCAGGTCCCTTGTGTCGTTAACAAAAGGGAGTTTAGTGTGGTTATTAGCAAATTCGCACATCATAAGACGAGAATAACCCTCGTGCGATACGTGGAATATGATAGCTTCATATTAGAATACGGGCTGGGTGAGAGAATTTTCATAGACTTCATCTCCTCATTGTTGGTTGGCGTCGTAATAACGGTCCCGTACGGAGGCGCGCAACGTGACCTCTACGTCATCTTAGATGGCGGGGTTGCAGGCGGAATAAACGATAAAACCGCCATACTCCTTATATAGAAAGGTAATTATATAAATATAAAAAGGTAGGTAAAATAATGGATAAGCAAAATACAAAATTAGCTATTAAAATAGCATTGATAGATTTAATTCATAATATGAATAGAGATACTACACTTAAACTAAATTTAATTATAATTTGTACGCAATTCATAATGTTATTTATTAGTTTAATATTGCAAGTAGCAATACCTGAATATAAGTTAGGAGCGTCTATAATGAATTCAGTATGGTCTACTGCTATGTTATTTTTAGTAATAATAAATATTAAAATAGTATCAGCAAAAGCTATGGAAAAAGCTAGAGAACAAAAAGATATGATTGAAGTATTATTAGATAGACTAACAGAGGAGGATAATACAAATGAACAGGATAAATAAAACTCCTGGTGTTGTATATTCAGAAAAAGAAAAACTAAAGAATAACCGCGAACTAATTTCACAGTACGATAGACGAATTATTGATATGCTTCATAAAATTGAATTTTTTGACGCAACACCAGCACAAGCCTATAAAATGTATATGAAATTACAAGGATTTCTAAGAAAGAAACGTGACTTGAAAAGGTCAGGGACTATTTATGTACCCCGTACAGAAACTGGAAATTATATTATTGATGGTAAAGTAACAAAATTAAAAAAGGAGGATAACAACAGTGGAAATAGACGAAGAAATAAAAAATAAAATTGACGGCTACGCTAGTATTATCGTTGCTGCGCTACTTAATGGAGGTAGTCTATTTATGAATATTCAAATAGAGGAAGAATATTCACAATATGACGTATTATTTGTGTACAACCCTAATGATTTTGGTACTCATCAAAGAGGTATTACCGGTAGAGATTTATTAATTGGTGTTGTGGGATTTGGTGCTTACGGATTTAGTATAAATATTCCAGATACTGACCCAGGATATTATAGAGAAAAACTAGGTGTAAGTAGCAATTTTTTAGCGTTTTTATTTAATGAAGTTAGACGCAGATTAAACGAATTAAAATAATAAAAAAAAAAGTTAAGAAATCTCTTGACTTTTTATTTTTTATAATATATAATACAAGCATAAATAGAGAACAAGTAAGTCGTTTTACAGGAAAAAACGCAGTAAAGAGGAATATGATATTCATATATTTATATAAATACTAAATCTTATACTGTGGACCTTAACGACTAAGGTCTATTTTTTAATTTAATAGAAAGGAGGACACAGTATATGAAATTATGGATTTACGGCAAAGTAATGTCTGGCAAAACAACATTTGCTTCACAATTTGAAAATGCGTATATTATATCAACTGACGGCAATGCTGAATACACATTCGCTCCTGATAAAATATTAAGAGTTAGAAACTACAAAGAATTGAACGACGCTGTTGCAAAATTAAAAACAATAAAACCTGAATGGGTAATAGTAGACACAACTTCATACTTAATTGACTATTTAAGATTTTATTGGTGTGATAAAAATGGTGTTGAACACGAATCAGAAATTGCTTATAAAGGTTACACAATGCTTAGAAGTTTCTTATGGGAAAGTATATTCTCTATTGCAAATGCTTTTGACAATGTAATGTTTATCTCACACGAGCAAGAAATTATAGAGAAAAATAAATTCGGTAGAGAAATCTCTAAATTCCAACCAGTGTTTGAAGAAAAACTTAGAGACCAAATGTCAGGACTTATGGGTATAATCGCTAGAACAGTTAAATCAATAGGCGAAGATGGTACAGCAAAATATGAATTACACATTTCAAATTCTGATGATGAGTTTGGTGGTTCAAGATTACCAATAAAGAAAACAGCAATCCCACTTACTAAAAAAGATTTTGACGAAAACTTCAAAAAATTATATGACGCAGAAAAAATTGTACGTGGTGAAAAAGACACAGTGGCTGATACAGCTAAACCAGCAGAAGCTGAAGAAAAACCTAAAAGACGTTCAGTTATAGGTTAATAAATATTTTTAAGGAGGAATGTAATTATGGCAAACAATGGAATAGACAAAGAAGATTTATCAGAATTAAACGCAATTTTTAAAGAAATGGGTGGAGTAGACAAAATAGAAGACTACACAAACAATTTTGAAAATTTACCAGATGGAAACTATGTAGGAGAAATTGAAAAGGTTGAAGCTAAAAATTCAAAAAACAGTGGTAAACCTATGATTAGTATTACAGTAGCAGTTGAAGGTGGAAAGAAAGAATTTAGACACTTAATGCTAGCTGGAGAAAACTTAGAAAAAACACGTTCAGCTATAGCTAGAACTGTATCTCAATTAAAAGAATTAGGTGTAGATGTTAGTAGCAATGACATTGCAGTTATAACAGATAACGCTTATGAATTAGTAGGAACTAAAGTTAATATGGAAATTAAAACAAACAACAACTTTAGAAATATATGGTTAACTCTTGCTTAATATAAATTTGATACCGGTATAAAAGCCGGTATCATTTTTCTTGGTCATAATATTCGTCTATAATTTTTTGTGTTTCTCTTTTTTCTTTTGCACGATTGAATTTCCCTCTCTCGTCAATACTAAAATCCATAACTTTGATTTCAAACGGTAAATCTAATTCGTCTACAAATACAACTGTACATTCGTCTGTTTGTTTTTTATATTCTTGAAACATTGTGTTCATATATTCCTGTGCTTGTGGGTTTTGTTTGTGGAACCATTGATGATTTTCTGCGGATAGTAATGCACCATTTTCAACTGTAGCTTTCCCTCCATCTTTTCTCATTTTTATGTGATGATATGTTAATTGTTTCATTCGTTTCTTTTGACCTTTACTTGTATATCTCTTTGGCGTGGTGTCTTTTCTCAAATGTAATTTTTCAATAAAACATTCTGCTCCATATCTTTTTATTAGTTCTTGCTTCGCATTTTTATTACTACTCATTTTTAATTCCCCCATTTTATTTTTTATTATTTAATGAGAAAGTGAACAGATTTAAACAGACTTTTTTTAAGACGCACAGATGAGTCTTAGAATGACTCAATCTAATTTCTGTTCACTTTTTGTGTCGTAGTTTGTCATTTTTTGTCGAATGCTGTCAAAATTCTGACAAATAGTGTTAAAAACAGGGGTAAAATCACTACATATGGTTGTAACGCTCTAAAACGCCCATACAGCAATTTTACCCCTCAGGAGTATAACTTTATTATTCTAACATATAAAAACGATTTACGGCTATTATGACGCGTCGTTTAGGTTACATAATTATAGAATATGTAGGTAGAAATCATTTTTAGGATTTTTGATTTTAACTTTCCAAAATCGGACAATTTTCTGTTCACTTTTTAATAACTTTGCGACAAAATATTTTGAATATCAATTTCTGTATTCAAACTACAAGTTCTAAAAACATAAGTCGGATTGTCTTGTTGGTCACGGGTGAAGGAGGTGCATACCCCCATTGTCCCGTCTGCGTCAAATCCCATAAATCCTACATCAACAAATCCTGAAATAGCGGTTAATTGTGAAGCGTCTGTAATTGTTGTTGAATTACCTATCGTTCTTGATAACTTTGTTGTACTTATTGTACCTATATTATTAGCCATAAATATTACCTCCTCTATCTATTTTAGTCAATCTTACAATTGTACTTATATTATTATTTATATTCACTATTACGTAAATATGTCCAACACTATCTGTTAATATAAATCCATTTTGAATAGTTCCTGAAATTACATTTATATTTGTATTATCAACTGTAGTGCTGTCACTTAAACTTAACGCTGTATAACCTATGTCATTTCGTTCACTATCTGTTGAATATACAGCTCTTAATGTTGTCGAACCTGCTACGGTTGTAACTGTTGTGGTTGGGTCGTATATATTTGTAATTGTGTCTGTATCACCCTCCCAGTATTGGAATGTCATTCCTTCGATTGTATCTGCGGTAATACTTATGCTTTTTCCTTCTTCATAAAATCCAGAAGTTTCTCCTGTGTCGTCGATAGTAGCATTAGTCAAATTCAATTTATACGAAGTTATATAGTTAGCTTTCAATCCTACTGCTGTAGCTGGCATTTTGATATAAATTGGATTATCATAAGTACCTGGTATAAGAGGATTAAACATACCTCCGTCCCATAATTCAATTTGAGTAATTGGTGTGTAACTTCCAGAAAGCACCGTCCATCTTGTGAATTTATATTTAACAGTAGAAGTATCTTCTTTACCAAATCTAATATCTACTTTTTTACCTTCGTACACTGTAGCGGTTGTTTGGTCAAGACCAGTTAAACCATCTTCTAATACAATTTGTACGTCACCTTTTCTAACAAGACCCCCTTCAAATACAGTTGCTACTTTTGGTATTATCAATGTCGTAGTATGTGGAAAATCTGGTGGATTTGTTCTACTAATAATATCACTCAAATCTTCTTCAGACGAATAAGCGTGTGCTGACCAACCACCAAAATAATACTCGTTTGAATATTCTGTCATTCTGATTTCTACTTCGTCCCCAACGTAGTAATCGTGAGGTTCTGATGTCCAATGTTCAGTTATAATTTCTTCTCCTGTGTCTGGGTCAGTAGAAGAAGTTGTATATTTCATTTCTCCATATATACCCGACCTATGTAAGGTTACTTTTGGTCTAGCTCCTTCGTCGATATAGTTTTCCCAAATCTCAATATTTACGGAAGGTATTGTCATTTGAATAGGTGTCACTAAAGCACTTGTACTAGCATAAGCTAAATCTCCAGTCCATTCGTAGAATTCTTTACCTTGGTCTGGGCGACTTGCGTGTACTGTTACTTGGTCTCCAATAGGTCTTGTGTATTGAGTAGTTGAACCGTCTTTTCTATGTACTGTAAGCGTACGTTTTTGAGTTGTGTCTGGCACAAAGAATGTGGCTTTAATCGTACAATCACTTCTTAATTTTGAAAGTCTAGTTGTTTCAGCTAATGGACTATAAATTTCAACATAATTTGTTGTAGTCTGTAATACACCATCTATATAGACTTCCCATTGTAAGAATTGATGGCCATAAGGTACAACACCTTGTTTAACTCTAATGTTGTTTAATGAATCACGTAAAATTGTTGCACTGTCTACCCAAGCGTCTCCATTTTGAAGTTCGCCATCAACCATTGTTACCGTAAACCAAGGAATTGGTTTGTAATTGCAAGTAATCGTACTATCGCTCGTTCTAGCATAGATTCTAGTTGAAGATGCGTTTGTATTAGCAATCTCAGCGTCTCCAGAAGTTAGTGACCAGTAATTAAATTCATATGTATCTGGAGCTGTGCCAGAGTTTACTGTTATGTAGTCATCTTGTCTTACATTATAGGTGTTACTTCCTGAATTAGTTATTACTGTGATTTTTCTCATATTATAATTAGCTGTAACAGTACCATTCGCTCTACCTAATTTAACGGTAGTATTAGCGCTATATGAATTTCCAATGCTATAAATACTAGAAGTAGACCAGTTTGAAAAGTCTCCTAAACTTGTATCTGCTGAAATATTCACAGATTGCCTTTCTTTATAATCTCCTGAGCCTGTACCATTTACAACAGTTAAATGATAGGTTTCTTTTGGTCTATATTCAACTGTGATAGTTGTATTTCCTGATACATAAAATCCATAATTTGTAGAAGTGCTTACTTGTGTTCCATCTTTTAACCACCTTACAAATAAGTAATCTCCTACTTCTTCATTAGTCGAACTACTCCAATAATTTCCCGATAAAACTTGTGAAGTAGTAGTTTGTCCACCGTTGTTTCTGTTCACTAATGTTACTGTATAAGTTGGGTAAAAGTCATATCTTGCTTCGATAGTTCTATCGTTATCTCCAGCTGTAATGTCTAATGTCGTACTTGTACTAATTCTTGTATCGTTTTCATACCAACCATTAAATCTATATTCTCCCACAGTTGAGTTAGTTGTAAACCTTTGCTTACGTCCTTGCACTAATTGGTTTGTAGAAGTTCCTCCGGCATTATTTTGATTAGTAACTGTTATAGTTCTTATTGGTGCATAATGTCCTGTAATAATAGCATTTCCGTCACCAACAGTAAATGTATTTGTATGATTTCCTAATGCGTCGGTGCCAATACTACCCTGACCTTCTATTGTCCAATTCAAAATACCTTGTGAACTATCTGGTGGGGTAGGTACTAATGTGTATGAATTTGTTTGTCTTAATCCACTAGCCTGTGCTACGTCACTATCATTAACTCTAATTAAACCGTCAATTACTTGTACTTCATTATATGAATACACATATTCAAAATGTGCTGTGAAACTTAACGCGGTGTCTGGCATTTTGAATGAACCATATGAGCTGTGTATATCAGTTAGATAGCTTGTATTACCTGACCAATATGAAAATTTGTAATGACTAGGCACAGTAGCTGAAATAGACACGTTTGTACCGTATTTATAGATACCTCCACCTGTACCACCGTTTACAGTTACATAATGTCCTGTTGCGTCTCTATAAAATGCAGTTAATTCTACATCACAATCAGGCATTGTGAGTATTGATACAGAAGGGTCTTCTGCGTTTGTTACACCTACTATTTGACGTAAGGCTTCTTCTGTTCCTTGCCATTCATAAAATTCCATTCCAAATGGTGCTACTGTTGCGATAATCATAATTTCTTGCCCTGCAAAATATGTTCCTGTGCTTGGACCACTACTTGCCGTAGGTGAACCACTTGTTGAAATATACCCATTTGTGATTTTTAGAGTTCTTGGTATATGAGTTTCAAAGTTAGCACTATAAGCAATATCTCTGTATGGCATTATAAACGTAGCTTCTTGGTGTTCACTATCTGGTTGTAGCAATAACAAATCTTGCGCTGTACCACTCCAATCTCTAAAAGATTGATATTGAGCATATTCGCCATATGGTACACCTTTTATTGTTACTACTTCGTCTTCTGCGACTAAAGCTGTACTAGCATTTATACGTTCAGTTGTACCGTCGTCCCTAACAACTTGTGTTATAATACCATTTGCTATTTCTACAGTCCAATAATCTAATGGTAATTTTGGTTGGTCGTGCATTAAATATAATGCAAATTCTAATTGGTTTGCTAATACATAGTTAGGTTGTGTTGCGCTCGCATATATGTTAGGTAATTGGTCAGCAATAGCAGGATTGTTTTTAGATAAATCTACTAATTGTTTTATATTACTAACAATTCTATCTATATCAGTTTTAGTTGGTATCATATTTTTTTGCCAATAATCATTTTCATAAACTTCAATATCTGGTGCTGTACGTACTATTTTTTGTTGTACCATCCATTCAGCACAATATGCAGTATTCTTTTCTAATCTGTTCAAGTCTGTGTCATTCCAAGCGCCTTTAGGATTTTCTTGGTCTGGGTCTATTTGGACGGCTTTTACACTTCCTAAAGTTCTGTCATAAATTGGTTCTATCCATTCTCTAGTCAAGTGCAATCACCTCCATATCCCCTGACCACGTACCATCAAAAGTCCAATGGTTTCTTAATATATAAACTGGCATTTCCGCTGAAAATTGAGTTTGAATTACTCCATAATCCCCTGCATTAACCAAAGGTTCTCCTCTACCATTATATGTATATTTGAATTTCTTTTTATACCATTCTAAATATTTACGCTTAATATATTCTGAAGTATTGTTCACTGTTATATCATATCGCATAACTTGTGTATTCAATACTAAACTATCACTCGTAACATTTCTTTCTTGTATAGTTTTTATTTCTATTGGGTATCCTATAATTTCAACTTTGACTTCCTCTCCACCTGAAAAACCTATCAATGAAATAAGTCCACGTTTATTGTAAAGTCTTATTGTACCAAGTGACACTGCTTGTAAAACAGATTGTGAATTTTCATCTGAAAGTCTCGCTCCAATTACATATGCGTCACTATAAGTTATTTCATTACTTACAGACGTACAAGTAGCTGTAGTTATGACTTTACAATTACTGTATACATTTCCAGTAGTTATGGCTGAGTTATTTGCTACGAAATCATTTATATCACCTTTTTGTTCTAACCCAGCATAATATTTTGGCATTGATATTTGTGATAAATTATTTATAGTATTCAATTGTTCCGCAGCCGGTATACTTTCAAAATCAGTATAATGCCAAGTATATGAGTTAGTGAATGTGGTAGGGTCTGATATATTCAAATTAGCGAATTTAATATGTCCATTATCTTTTATTAAAAGTGTAGCTCCTACTGAGAAAGCCAATAACTGTAATACTTCTTTACAAGTTACTTCTGGGATAGGCACATTAATACGGTAATCACCAAAATCAGTACCATTTGGGTCTGTCGAAAATTCAACGGAATTTAAGTCGAAGCCTTCATAAACTAATATATCATTTACTATTTCTGCTACTCTACGCTCGTCATTAGGATATATGTCAGTAGTATAAGTTTCTTCCATTACGTCTAAAAGTGAACCGCAAGTAAATGTTGCACTTTCGTCTGCATTAGCAGATATATCCATAAGTCTTAATTCTTTCCAGTTATCCCATTCTATTTCAGTACCTTCTCCTAACTCGTGATTAATTACTGGAAAAGCATTTGCTCTTTTCACTGTAGCAACTCCTACATAATGTGTAACTGGGTTTCCATCTTCGTCTACAATTGGATTTCCTTCGTCGTCATATACCGGCTGTTCAACAGTAGTATATTCAAATTCATCTTCCATTTTTACAGTGCCGTCTGGATTATATTCATAACCAAATACGTTGTATCCATTTCTAAATCTAATTCTAGTTTGCCTTGTTAAATTTATATAACCGTTTTCTGGATTATCTATATCATAAAATCCGTCATAATTATTCACGTCAAAACTAAATGTTCTCGAAGGTAACGTGTCGCATACATACGAAGTTTTATCATCAAAGTCTACGTTTAGTACTGCGTCTTGGTCTAAATAAATTGTTTTACCAAACATTATTGTACTTACACGAATTCTTCTGTGTCTAAACCTAGTTTTAACGAATTCTATTTCTAAATAACTAATATTATTTGTATTTATTTCAAAATTAACAGAAGGTAAAGTTTCAAGTATATGCGACCCACTTGTATCCTCCCATTCGATTTTTTCTGTGAATGTAGCAACTTCTGTGTCACTTGCGTTATAGCAGTGAACTATAATACTTTTTGGATAAGCACTAGGTACAGCAGGATTTAACATTACTGAAAAATTTTCAATGTTACTTACGTGAGCTAAATTTACTTTCATTTTAGGATTAGTTTCAAATTCTCCATTTTCATTAGAAACACTTTCTGAAACATATCCATCAATTGGTGTGCCTTGATATACAATAAATCGACCATCTAATAACCATAAGTTTTCTTCTAATGTAGCAACTGTTCCACTGTTGTATTTATCTAAATCTGTAATAGCGTCTAAGTTACAAATACTCAATTTATCATTTGAAGTTACACTGCTGATTTGAATGTTTGTATCTGGTGTATACATTATAATATCAATATAACCTTCTTTTCTAGTCCTTGCTTTTAAGTGATTCTCAAAATCAACTTTATCCAAATTTCCAAATTCGTCTCTATGAACCGCCATAACTTACCTCCTTTCGATTAGATTAATAACCCATATCTATTAAATTACATTTTACGTCTTTATACCATATTGGGCGTTTTGCATATAAATAATTTCCTCCAGCCGTATACTTTATAGTTTCCCATTCACACGGGGTGGCTTCAAAGTCACCCCAGTAGAATTTTCTTTTGATAAATTGTTCATACTCATCATCCCAATACCATAATTCGCATTCAAATTTCGCAATTTGTTTTTTCAACCAATTTACATCATACCTTGATAAATATGGCCAATATAAATTTTCAAATTTGTTAAGTCTACGATTTATCGTTTGTGACACAACTTGTCCATTAGCGTTTCTTGTAGACTTAACTAATTGTTCAGATTTTTCTTGATAACCTATTGCTGGGTTATTTACAGTATTATAATATGGATTAACTGGGTCATATTCTGAGTAATCTTCAGTTAGACGATTTCCATAAGGGTCGTGGAAATAAAAGTTTTCTCCATTTATAATTAGCAATGGTGCAAACGCGTTTGTTTTTGGGCATAACCCTGAATGTGAATTACTCATATTTTTTACCTCCTTTATCTAGCATAAACTCTGTTGTTTAATACATTATTTTTTATTCTATTATTAGCTCTTTCAACTGTTGCTACTAAATCAGAACCTCTTTGTACGAATTGTCCTTTAACTGGTATACCTTGGTTTACTTGATTACTAATTTGAGCTACTTGTTGTACTAGATTATTTATTGCATTTTCCATTCCAGCATTATTTTGTGGTTGATATGGTTGATTGTATTTTTTAGGAATAACGGCTTCCCCTTGATGTAAGTATGCTAATCCATCACTTGGCACATAATTCGTACCTATATCATAAGATTGGAAAGAAAATTTACCTTTTTTCTTTTCCTCTTCATATTTAGCTTGGGCATTATATGTCCAAGTAGTAGCATTACCAAACGAAAAGATTTCAGCTATTGTGTCTCCTGCTTTTTGCCAAAAGCCTTGATGTTGTTTTACTATTGCGTCTATACTGTTCATTTCTTCTTGGAATTTTTGTTGAGTATCCGCTCCTACTCCGTCTAATAATGATTTTTTAACGTCGTCACTTGATTCCTGCCATATCTTTGATAATTCTTGTAATTCTTTGTCAGTAGTAGCAGTGTATTCAGCCATTCTTTGTCTTTGGTCTTGTGTTAGATTTTGAAGTAAGTTCTTTCTTTCTTCTTCTCCACCTTGCTTATATAATTGAATACGTTTTGCTGTAGCTTCTTCCGTTGCGTATACTCCTTGTGCTTCAGCCACTTCAATTCTTGCTGCTGCTATTTCAAAGTTACCAGCTTCAATATCTTGTGCAATAGATAATTCAGTTTGGGCTTTTAACAATTTCTTTTGAGCCTCTTCTAGTTTCTTAGTAACCTCAGTAGTATGCTCTTGCTTTTGTGCTAAATCAGTAAGACTTCCTGCTAATCCCGTTTCAGAACCTGTTAACATATCTGTAGTAAATGTACCGTTTTGTGTAGCTTGTACTAATTCATCCATACGAGATTTACTTATACCAAGTTTTTCACCTTGGTCATATACGGCTTGTGTACTTAATTCTAACGACTGTTTTAATAATTGTTGTTGTTCGTCGAATATATCTACTTGAGATTGTGCGCCTTTTACCGCACCTTCATAATATTCAATTTTTTGCATTTCATTATTTGCGTCTCTCGCAGCGACTTCTAGTTTTTCAAACGCAGGAGCTAACGAAGTTGTAATTAATCCTGCAATTCCTCCTATCGCGGCACCTATCGCAGCACCTATTGGTCCTCCTATAGCAAGTCCTGCTAATGCACCACCAGCAGCGCCCCCAAGTGTACCCAGAGCTTTACCGCCAGCGCCTGATTTTTTGTCTTTATCTTTTGTACCACCGTAGTCTTCATAGCCTAAGTTGTATGATTCGTCGTCGGCTACTATATCAAATCCTTTTGCTATACTAAACCCTGCTATTGCGACACCTACTACTGCGACCAATGCTTGCGCAAATACTGCTCCAAGTGAAGCTCCACCAGCTTTGAATGTACCAATCATACCTCCGCTATTAAACATAGCTTTTATACCACGTACGAAATCACTACCAAATTGGGTAGATGTGAACACATCCATAAATTTAGTACCAAGTTTTCCGAATAATTCACCAATTTTGCTACCTGTTATCCATCCCCATAATGCTTTAAGTAATGTTGGCCCAGCGATTTTCAACAATTGCCATCCTAAGAATAGTGCCAATAAAGTCGCCAACAATCCTTTCCAATGTTCAGTTATCCATTTTCCAAGTGATGTTTGCTTAAACCAATCCCAAATAGCTTTTGCTATTTTTCCTAACAAGTCTAATAACATTTCAAATATTCTACCGAAAACTTCTCCAACAGTCTTTTCACCTTTTATTAAGCCAGCAAACAAATCACCGATTTCTTCCGCCATTGATTTCCACTCATCTGATAATTGAGGTTTGTAAATATCACCAAGTAAATCATTTGCTCCAGAATTATCAGAACCAATATCGTGTAATTCGTCAAATCCTGCGGTAACATTCGCGGCTTCTTCTAATTCTCTACGCATTTTTTCCGCGTTCGCTCCTGCTTGGTCAAATAAATCAACTGGGACTTGTCCAAACGCTTCTTGTATTTTCATAGAAATTATATTAAAGAAACCTATAATATTTACTAATTTTTGTGCTATCCATTCCATTGCAGGTTTTATTGCTCTTTGGAAGTTTATTTTAATCACATTCATAGTACGTTGCCATTTAGTATCATAACTTCCAAAATCTTGGAATGCACTTTTCGTCCAACCAGCGATAGTTTTAAATGTATTTTTTATAATATTCAATGGATTTAACATACTAAGTACTTTCTTAAACCATTGACCTACACTACGAGACATTAACTGGAATGTATAATTTAAAATTTCTGCTATTCTAGTTTGAAATTTTAATGCTTTACCATTTTTATCTAGTCCAGCGTTCATATTTCTTAAAATTCCATTACAATCTCTTAATATTGGGGAAGCAAATGATAGTTGCTTAATCATTTGACCATAATTACCACTGGTACGTTTCACAATTGCTTCGTTTGTTAATAAATCAGCTTTTAGCATTTCTAGCACATATTTACTTTCTTCTAGGTCTGCCAATGTCTTTTTGGCTGCGCTAGTAGAATCTTCTGTCAATGTTCCGTCTGGATTAAATCTAGCTTGACCAGATTCTTCCATTCCTGCCAAAGTAGTTTCGTGCATTTGAATGTTAGATAGTAAGGAATTCAATGATTTGTTTATTATACCTAATATCTGATTTAAACCATCTGCTTGCGCTCTTGATTTTTCAATAGAAGGCATAAACGTAAATCCTCGCATTGCCCCAAGAATTTGTTTTCCAACACTTCCACCCATTTGAGCATTTCTCATATTTTTTCCTGATAACGCTTTGTTAAAGGCTTTTGTTACTTCAGTAGTATCAATTTCAATTGGGTCAGTTAATTTTATTTTTTGCATCAACTCTGGGTTCTGTTCAATACTTGCTTTATTATTTCTGTATAATTCCAATACACGACGCATTGAAGCTATATCACCAGTGTCGTTCGGATTTCTACCATTGTTCATACCCCAAATTTTAACACGTTCTGCAGCCATTTTGTCTTGTTGCTCTGTAGACGCATTTACAATTTTTTTGTATTCTGCTGACGCACCAGTTAAATCATTTAAGAAATTTTCAAATGTATCTCTCAATGTAGTTTTAATAGGTGACGCATAAATATCAGAGTGTTTAACTCGTGGCTGATAATCTGGTATAATAGTTCTTGGTGGAGGAGTATAATCCATACTCTGCTTACGACGAGCTTCTTTTCCTGCATTTGAGATAGCAGCTAATCTACGTAACATAGTTTCATCATACTTAAACTCATCTGTTCCTTCTGGTCTGTCAATTTTTTGTTGTGTATCTTTAACTGATGGGTGTATTGATTCTTTTAGTGTTTTCGCAAATTCTCCCGGTATTACAGCCAATGATTTTTTCAATGCGTCCTGTACTGGTACCAATGACAATGGAGGATTTTCATCCTTCATTCCATCTGATATTTTCTTTCTTCTTCCGTCTGGTTTTGGTAACCCTAACAATCTATTTGGGTCTGGTAAGGCTTTATATAAATCTTTAGTTGATGAAGGTAATTGAATTTTTGAAGTAGCATTTTTTGTAGCTTGAGACGCAGTATTCATTTTACTACCTATATCTTTGACTACACTTATCAACTCATCTGCCTTAGTGTCGGTGTTAAAACCAGTAGTTTCATCTGCTTTTACAGACCTAGCAACATCTTTGTTAATGTCTCTATTAACTTCGTTTACTTGTCTGTGTTTAGCTTCGTCAGTATCTTTTTTAACATTGTCCATTTTATCATATGTGGTTTGAACATTAGTAGCTTTAGTACCCTCTTTTACATTCGCTCCAACATTTTTTACGCTAGTATTTAATTGATTTATTTCTGCTTTATTATCTTTATCACTACCGTTTTTAAGTTCTTCTGCTAATCGTCTTGTATCCTCACTTGCTCCTGAAGTTTTGGCGTCTGCTTTTACTCGTTCATATGAGCTATTTTTTGTTTTCTTAGTTTTAGATTTTTTAGTTTCTTTAACCATTTCTTCAGCAACTTTGTTTACTTGTACTTCTTGTCCACTAATATCTTCAACTTCACCAAGCATTTTTTTCAGTAAATTATTTATTGCTTTTTGATATTCTTGTGCTTGAGCGTGTCCTACTCCAACTCCTCTATCAGTACCTTCTTCAGCATCTATACCACCAATTCTATTACCGTAGTTATCTTTCTTATATATTTTTTTTCTATCACCGTGGTAATCTGGTTGAGTATCTTGTGGTTGGTCATATCTACTTTGTACGGCTGTTGAAATAGACTGTGCTATTACAGACATACTTTTTCCGTTTTCTTCAAAAATAGTTCTAATCAAACCTATAGCTTCAACAATTTGGTCAAAAGTAACATCCTCTGAACCGCGTTCTACTTTACCCATTAAACCGCCCAATTCCATAATAGCTTTAGTAGACAAATGGTTTAAGTATTCTTCTTTTGTAGTTTTACGACTCATTCTACCTTTTGACTGGTCACTTTTAAACTCTTTATCAAAAATATGCTTCGTTAATTCTTTAGAATAAGTTTCTTTTATAGTTTTCGCTAATTCTCTCGCCCATTGACTTGAATATTCACTGAACTCACTAGCCATGGCGTCTTTTTTATTAGTACGACTAGCGTCGATACTACCAGACCTATAATCTAATCTTGACGCCAACTGTTCAGCTTGTTTATCACGCCAAGCCTTTATCTTAGCCTGTCTAGCATTTTCTTTCGCTATTGCGTCATTAATTTCTTCGTCTGACACGTCAAAATAACTAGATTTTTTAGTTTTTGCTTTTTGTTGGGCTTTGGCTTTTTGAGCTTGCTTTGTTTGTGTTTTTTGTTTGGCGTTAACTTGTTTTCTCAAGTCATTGACAAAATCTTGATAATCAGATAGCATTTGTCTCAAATTATTATTAGCATTGGCAATAATATCGCTACCTTTATATTTAGCGGTTTTTCTACCAAACTTATCAATTTGCGCTTTAAAATCTTTTATATCATTTAACGTCAAAGAGACGCTTTCGTCTGCCATCTGTTGTGCTTTTTTGTAGATGGCGGCGTAAGCGTCTTTTATTTCTTGGTCAATCTCTTTACCGTTTTTAAACTTACCTTCTAATGTTGCAGGAAGTGTAATAACTCCGTTTTCACCACCATAAATTGATGATTTCAATTTTGATTGTACGGCTTTAACCAATTTGTCCACTGAATCAGAGACACTTGCTTCGTCTGGTTTAACACCTAATAACGCATAAAGAGATTCTATTTCTTCATTCATATTAACTACCTCCTACAACCTATATTTTAATCTGTATGTTTTTTAACAGATTGATTTACTTTCTTTTCATAATCTTCCCTTAACCAATCTGGCATAGGTGCATTTTCTTTCTTTTCAAACAACTCAGGGAGTGCTTCGTCTACTTTACCTGGATAAGTTTTAGCACCGAATGCGGCTCGGTTCATACTACCAATACGCCAAATTTTATAAGCTAGTCCTTCTCGTTTATATTTCAACATAAATAATAATTCTTTACAAGAATAATCATATAAATCTCGTAACTCACTACCCTGTTTTACTAATTCAACATATATATCGTGGACAACATGAAATCCTGCTATTGGGTCATATTCATTTGTTGTGTCGTCATCTATCCACTTATTTATTCCAAGTTTTCTTGCTAGCTTCTGTACTGGGTGTCATAGGTATTTCTTGCGCTTTCTGTACTAAGCCTGATTTTTGAACTATCTCACTTAGATAATTCTCAGCTAGCTCTTGCATTCCATATTCTTTTAATAATGCGTCAAACAAATCCCCTTCGTCTGTATATTTTACTTTACACGCTGGGCTTGCACAGGCATAGAATAAATTAACCATTGTTGTAAAGTCTGGGTTTTGGAATGCTTCAAATATATTCTTACCTAATTTTTTCTCTAAATATAGAATACTTGAACTCTTTAATTTGAATTCATATTCTATTCCTTCGATTTTAATAATTACTACATTATCCATAATTTCAATCCTCCTATTTAATAAAAGTGGTGGGTGTAAACGCCCGAAGATTGACCTGGCTAAACTGACCACCTAAGTTTAGTTTTATTTAATTAAAGACTATTTGTATTTGGTAATGACACTTTTATATCACTTCTTACGTCGTGATAGATACTGAATTTTTCAATATCTTGTTGAGCGTCAGCTGTATAGCTTATACTGCTAGTTGCGTCATATTCAATTATTACTCCTGAGGCTTTAACAACTACCCAGTGAGCTTTAACTTTAGGGTCAGCGTCAGCCATTTCTTTAACACTTCTTAGGTTGTGAGCAACCCCAGCGTTATCTTTGAAACTCATCATATTGATTTCGTAAGAAACTTCTGCTGCTGGTTGTAATCCTAAAACTGATGTTTCAGCTTTAGTATTATCTAATGTTGTTGTATCTATTGTATTTGGTTGTCCACCAAAATCTGGTGTTGAAGCCAAACCGTAAACTCTTGTGTATCCACCTAAAGCTGTGTCTAGGTCTGATTTATTATAAGAGCCTGCTTTTCCGATAAATGTACCAACATTATCTTTACTAAAATATAACGCAGTACCAAGTGTAGCAACTTGAATTTTTGCATCTGGATCCATAATATTACCTCCTATAAAATATTTTCCTTAACAAAGTATTTAGTTCAGTGGACTATCTTAATGTCCCTTCTAAAGTATTTGCTTGTGCGTATGCAGTCAGCATACATTCACGATAACCTGTATCTGGTGTAATAGGGCTATCTTGGGTCGTAGGTCTAAATCTTAATTCGCCTAATTTCTCACATATAGCGTCTAGGTAATTATCAAACTGTTTTTGCGTACCACCTTTTGTAGATAAATACCCAACTATAGAAATAGTATATTGTTCATTATCATAAGATAAATCTCTTTTATTCAAGCTAGTTCTAACATCATATCCAAAATAATATCTGCCTTTTTCAACCATTTCTTGAGGTATAATGATACCAGATTCCAAACCTTCGATTTCGGTTAATTTACTTTGTATCATTACACGAAGATTGTTCACTAATCTCATTCAATCTACCTCCTATTTTTTAATTTTGTATTTTTGCTTTCTAGCGTAATCTTTAAGATTTAGATTATCAATAAAACCTTTCATTTGAAGCGAGGTGTGCATTTCAAATAAGTGTGCTGGTGTTGGATAATTATAAGCGGTTGGTCTTTCACCGTCTTTATTTCTAAACCAATATGTACCTCCACCTTTAGTACCTTCTCTTAACCATTCATACACTTGCGTTGCAGTAATGGTTTTATCTCTATGACCATCATTAGGATATGGGTCTGGTTTTATAATGATACTAACTTTGCTTTCATATCTACTCTTCTTTTCAATTTTAGTATCAATAGCTCCTTCAAGAATACCCGTATGTTCATACGAAAGTGTTTTACGACTTAATCTTTTTCTGTCTTCACCATATTTACCTTTATTTTTTTCAGCTTCTTCGGCTTTTTTAGCTTTGTTATATTCAACCTTTTCTTGCTCGCCTCTGGCTCTTGGGTAATATGAAGCAACTACATTCGCTTTATGTGTTTCTTTTAATTTATCAGCCACAACTTGCTCAAGATTTATTCTCATTGCTTCGGCTTCTTTCATTAACTTTTTAGTTATATTCACAGTGACTTTTTGTTGCCACCTACCGAAGTTATCTCTATAATGTGAGCTAGCCATAAAATCACCTCCATTGTATGTCAATATATAACGGAGTAACCTTCACAACAGCGTACTTATTTCCTTTCCACTCAACTAAATACTTTGTTAAGTTGTCTGGAGAATTGTTTGTCTTCTCCAATAAAAATGGTTCTAAGTCATTGTATATAGATTTGAAGCGGTATGTCTTGTCAAGGTTAGCACCATACGCACTTTGAGCAACTTCATCTGACGCAAGGTATTGTACAGCTCCGTCAGCGTGGAATATATCTTCATATTCTTCGATTAAGTCACCGTCCGCACCTCTTGTAGATTTAAGATTGTAAAGTACGACCGGTGTTAACTTTGACAATAACATAACCTTTTCTCCTTTACTTACGATTTATTGATTATTCAGATGTTATATTGAATGCTATAGCACCTGTTCTATTATTTAATATAAATACGTCTGAGTATTCTTTTTCATAATAGATATAATCACCTTTAGTACCAGCGGCTGGAGCTTCCATACCAACAAATGCGTATTTATTAGGTGTTAAGATTGCTGTTGGGTGTACTAAGAAGATGTTTATTTGTTTAGCTGTGTCAGATGGTTTAAAACCTGTTGTGAAGTCATAAGCAGTTTTCATTAAGAATGAAGGTACTGTTATTAATTTAACTTCGTCAAGTCTATCTACAACTCTATTTATGTTAGCTTGTGAAGCTACGTCTTTATATAATACAACGTTGCTAGCTTGTTTTAATAGAGTTTTTACAGCTGGTGTTACATATAGTAATCTTCCTTGTGAAGGTACTAATGCTTCGTCCATTTGTTCCATTAATTTGTCAAATACTGCTAATATGTTGTCAACTGATAATACAGTTTTGTCTGCTGTTTTTCCTTCAGCTGTCCAATCAGCGTATATTTTGCTTATTGTATAAGCGTCTTTCTCTGGGAATTTTTGTGTTTCATTGAACACTTGTGTTGCATTTGTTATTGTTAATACCATATTAGTATCCATAACGTCTGCTGGGTCTATACTTGTTGACCACTCTCTGTAGAATGTTAAAGTTTTTGTTTCCCATTCATTATCTACGTTTCTTTGAAAATTTCCATCTATAGCGTCTCTGTTAACATTTTTTCTACCAGAAACAGAAATTGATGGAATGTGAATAGTTTTAGCGTCTACGAACTTATAAGTTCTATTATTAGCCACATTGTATAATTCACCAAAGTTTAATACGTTTGGGTATGCTTGGGCTAAAGCTCTTTCGTAGGCTTCGGCATAATTAACTGCTGCCATAATAATTCCTCCTTTTATAATAATTTTTATAAACTAAAACAAGTTCGTAGCAAACCGAATGGGTCTAACTACACAACTGTTACGTTATATAGAAATATTACCCATCCCATTTGCTACGAACTTGGACCGAATTTCATACCAAATATCGTATGCCCCCAGGACATATCTATTTCTAGTTTAATTATAATATAAATTGTTCACTTTGTAAATAGTTTTTCATAAAAAATTTAGAGATTGAACAAAAATTCAATCTCTACTTACCACCCAGACGTCTCTTACTATTCTATTCCTACAATCAAACGTATCATATATAATTCCGTCTATAGCAACAGTTATATGACCATTCATTGTAATTAAGTATATTCCAATAGGATTATCTTCTATAATGTCTCTTACTGTATCACCGGGATATGTTTTTATTCTATTATATCTAAAGTCTAATAGTGGTTCAACAAAGTTTACATCATCTAATAAAATCCCATTTTTCTTTGCGATTCGACTCAAATCGTCATAAGTTTCACTCCAACTTTTATTCTCAGCCACTGCAATAGCACGGATAACACAGTCGTTCACAAAGTTATTTTGTGAATTAGCATTATAATATTTATACATTACATTTCTCCAATTTTTCTAGCATATTTTTTAATCATTTGAGCTTCTTCTTGTGAACCGGCGTCTCTTTCTAACATATCCATAAAGTCATAAACAGATTCGAGCATACATTCTAATGCTCTCATACTATCTTGTTCGGCACCATAATTTCCTCTACTTGCCGCATTTGAAGCAGCTGAGTAATTTCCATAGTGCTCCATCATTTCGTGCATTTTTTCTTCTGGTCCTCTATATCTTCCACGTCCTCTACCTGTACCTGGAACACCTCTACGACCATAAGAAGCACTCATATTATCTTCTGGTCCATAATAATTACCATAATTATAATTCATTTTATATACCTCCTCTTTTTCTTTCCAGTATTCTTCGTTTTCAATATCCTTATGAATATCTACTAACTTCCCAAGATTATCAATATTATCTTCTTGAATACCGATACTCAATATATCTTTTAGTTCTGTTTCAACTAATTCTTTTAGAGATTGCATTGTGTTTTGTTCTTGTATTGTTTCTTGTTCTTGATTTTCTTCCACTAAGCGTCACCCCCAGCAGCACCTCCAGTAGGAGTAGTTGGTACTGGAATGCTTTGAATTGTAGTAGTCGCATTATTTGGTAACGGACATCTTCCAATGTATTTAAACACTCCAGAGTTCACAGCTGTATTCACTCTAGTTGAGTAAAGTCTTCTTGTTCTCACTTGACTAGCATAAATTGGAACACAGTTGCAGTTTACAAATGGGTACTGAGTTGTTTCTGTTCCAATTGTAAATACAACTGGAGCATTTATTGTAGTAGCATCAGGAATGGTTTGTGCTAATACTATACAATATTTTTCACAATTACCGTAGTTTCCTGCTGGTAAATTCACAACTAAATTACCACCTGTAAAAGTAACGCTTTGTGAAAGTATAAATTTATTACATAATTTACAATTTTTAATACATTCGCTCATTTTTATACCTCCAATTTAAAAAATAGAGATAGTGTGATACTATCTCTAAAATCACACTTTAATAGTGGAAACATAAGGGGTTAGTTACATCCACAGTTTGTTCCACATCCACCATATCCACTTGTAGCCCAAGGGTTGCAAGTAATATAAGCAGGAGATGGACAAGGACGTAATGTAGAAATTAGCTCATTAGTTTGATTAGCTTGACTTGCTGCTAATCTTAATGTGTTAATTTCATTTTGTTGTGCTTGGATTTGTGCATTTTTGTCTTCCATTCTGTTAGCTGTTAAAGCATCTAAGATTGCTCTTGTACCATTATTTTGGCTTTCGATTATATCTCTTGTGCTATTACACATAGATTGCTGAAGAGCATTTGTATTCATCGCCATATTATAGTTTGTGTCTTTAATAGATGAATTTACTCCACAGAATCCACTAGCTAATTCTTGGCGAATATCACAGCAACAATTTGCTAATTGTGAGCCAAGAGCTTGAGTTCCAAGTCTTGTTTCATAGCCATTTTGAGTGATTGCGTTTTGTACTCCACCAAATCCTTGGCAAAGTGTTTGTTGAACGTTTCCAAAACCATTTAACATTCCTGTATTCATAGCATAGAAACCATCACATAATCCTTGATTAACTTGGTTAATCATTTGACTATTTCTATCAAATCCACTGTCAAGTTGTCTTTGTAATGTAGCAAAATCAGAAGCTAGGACATAATTATCAGCAGCTCCAGTAGAACCACCTCTATTATTTCCCCAGCCATTATTTCCCCAACCTCCAAATGCGAAAATTAAGAAAATAATAATCCACCAAGCTCCAAAGCCATCACCCATACCGTCGTTTCTACCATTGTTACCCGTAATTAAGGCAACATCAGCAGGTGACATTTCTCCATAACTCATGATAAATTCCTCCTTCTTTAAAATATTTATAATATGGTGTCGTCATTTTGGGGCACCTTATTACCTGTTATTAAAGGTTTTCTTAAATTCACTAAATTCTTTATCGAAGTCACGACCACGCTCTTTGAACAGATTTCTCGCAAATGCCTCAACACCTTGTGAATTTCCAGATTTCATCATACTAATTAAATTTTTTATCATTGGATTTTGAATAGGCATATTTTGTAATATTTGCATTGGGTTCATGATTAGTCCTCCTTATCCAATAAAATTCTAATTTGTTTTTTAATAGTTTTTATATCGTCTTGTATTCCTTTTGTATCAGGCATTTTGATAGCTTTTAATTTATTGTCTAGTTCTTCTGGCGTTATATATTGAATGCTGTTCATTTTATTTTCTAAATCTTCAAGAGTAGCATATTTTGTAGTGGGTTCTTCTGTATTTTCAATAGGTTTAAATATAACTATTTTACTAGTACCATCTTGTTGTAATTGCTTTGTTACTATTGCCGTGCCATCTGCAAGTGGAAAATAACTAACACTTCCATCAAGTGGTATATCCATAGCTTTTACAACTTCTAAGTTATCTATTGATTTACCTTGTAAACCAAAGTTATTAGATTTCATTGGTATTTGAGTTTGTTGTGGATTATAATAAGGATTAAAATAAGGGTTAGTCCCGTAAGAATTGAACATAATATTCACTCCTCTCTTTTTTATTTATAATATAAAATCAGAGTAAATATTATCTAGGGTTCCTAGACATAAAAAAATAAGGTGTCTTAAACACCTTATTTATCAGTCTTTTCAACTGGTGGCAGTCCTAACGGACGTTCTAAAATGGAATAAATCGTACTACACTCTTTCTTAGTTATAGTATTGTCATCAAAGCCTTTTATATCCGCTATTTCTTGATAAGTTTTATTTTCTCTGAAATACAGTCTAAAGATTTCATATCTCATTGGATAATTCTTTCTCCAGTAGTCCTCATGTTCCAACAAAATTGGGTGATTAGGACTAATGGCTACGAAATCTTTTAGAGCGTCATATTTACTGACTTTTCCTGTCCACATATACATATCCCCTATATTAGATTTACCAGTCATTATAAACGCACTGAAAACTGCAAATAATATAGATATTATTAAGTCTATCTTTAATATAACAAACAGACTAAGCATAATAAAGGTACTCCAAATCAAACATCTATACCAAGTTTTAAAATGTAAAGCTTTACCGAAAAAACCTCTGCTAACCATAAAGGTTAACATTATCACTAATACATATTTAATTTCCAGTTTCAAAGCTATCCCACACATAAATATGATTAGTGTCTCCACTATATTGAAAATAAGTGTAGGTAACAATTTCTTCAATTTATCCATTTTTCATCTTCCTATTCTCCGTCTACGGCGTCAAAAATCCAGAACCAACTTTTCCAAGGTTCCATAGTTATCACCTCCAACAATAATAAAATATCACACCTAAATTCATAACTACAAAACTTAAATTGAATATAACTAAATTTAGAGCTCTAAAAGTGGTGGACTTCATTCTATACGAATGCTTGCTTCTATTCCATAATTTTTCATATAGATTACATATACTTGGTAATTTATTTTTGAATAAAAGCATACTAATTAGTAATATAATTCTGTGTAGCAAAACATATATTATCATATTGTGAATAGTAAAATAAATTATTACATATAACACAAAACTAGATATAACCATAAATAAACTTGCTATACCCAATGTAAACACATCAGTTATATTACTTTTATCTCTATATAATATTTTCAATAATAAAAATGATAACACAAAGTATAATACGTATGACCATATTGAATATGGCAAACAATTCAAAATCAAAACATATTCTATTATTATCCCAATTACAAATGCAAGACGTTTTGATTTTAATTCTTTTGTCAATAGCATAAACATTGCGAAATATATTGCTTCTGGGATTTGACCTAAAATGATTTCTAGTAAGTTCATTTTTTACCCCTTCCTATCTTATTGTGCTTTCATCATATAGGAAAAGGGTTGAAAAGTCAACCCTTTTGTTGTTTATTTTTATAAACTTACATCTTGTCCAGTATAAGTTCCTGTTATACCTAATATTGTTTCACCTGATTTAATTTTATCAGCAGTTAAACCTATATATTCAGCTAATGTAGTTTTTAATACTTCTATACTAGCTTTAGAGTTACTTCTAAATAGCATATCCGTAGTAACAGTACCAGTCAATTTTATATAGTCAGTAGAGTCGGATAACTGACCATTGCTTGTTATACCAGATGCTACATTAATCGTTAAGATATTACCTTCTACTTTTTCTCCATTTATATAAGCTGTTTTTCCTCTGGCGATGTCTTCTGCTGTAGCTGTTGCGTCTGATGTATCTATACCACTTGAACCTTCATACGTACCATTGACCCCAAGGCAGTTCACCCCTACCTTGAGATTTTCTGGTAAAAGATTGGTGTTTTTATCTTCTAAAATAGCATTTAATTTTGTTTGTAATTCATTGGCCATTTTATCATCCTCCTATTATTCAGTTATTCCAAGTATATTGTTCGCTACTGTCATACAAGCGTCATACTCTTCTTGACTCATTACTGACTCAGCCGCATCTTGCTCAAGTGTACCAGCAACACCAAGTATATTAACTCCATATCTAATGTTTTCTGGTTTTATATCTGCGTCTATTTCATTAGTCACAGGTAAAATAGTACCACCAGATGTATATCCAGACGGAATAGTTTGGATAGACGTGCTAGGTGTATACGTAAGTTGACCATTATTAGGCATAGTTCCTTGTACAATTTGATTATATTGGTCTCTTGCTATTGACCCTTGGACGATTTTATCACTTTTTATTATAGGATTTCCTATGTTAAAATAATATTTTTTACCCAAGAATGTATAACCAGTTATAATTTCTTTAAAAGTTGTTGAAACTTGTGGATAATATAAAGATTGGTCTACCATTTTTGTAAAAGTCATTGTGTTTTCATCATATTGATATAATTTATCAGCTAACATACACGTGGTATTAGATAACCAAATTAAAGGATACACCATAGTACCGTAAGAAATAGATGCTATGTCTGGTAATCCTGTATTAACATTTTCTACTTTAGAACCTAATCCAATATTTATATCAAAATTGTATACTTCATTACCTAAAAACGCGTGATTTCCAGAAGGTGAAAATCCATATAACTTACCAATATCAGCGTAAGCTCCAGATAACTGTTTAGTTGCACCAGTAGAAGTATTATAAGAAGTTATATACATATCAGAGTTTGCCCATGACCTTCCGTCCCATATTATATAATCACCTGAGAACCATAAGTTACCAGACGCACCATTCTTACCATAATAGCTAGATGACGCGGCGTACCAATATCCAAAATAAGTTGACTTACTGGTGGTAAAATTAAGATTATTCAGTGTTTCTGTCTCTGTATTAAAAAATTTTAATCCACCTATTGGGTTACCATAATCTGCACATTTACCAAATAACATATAAAAATTTTTCACATAACATCTCGTATTACCATCAGGAATACCATAACCAGATGTACTAGATACAGTTATATCAGACCATTCATCTGTTGCAAGGGTATATTTGTGTATAGTAAATGTACTTGGAGCACTATCTAATGATGGTAATAAGTATACTGCCTCATCTGTGTAACCTAATAAATGTTTAGTATCTATAGGAACCGAGTTACATAACTGTTTAGGTTTGTTCATTCTTGTATCAAACAAATAGTAACGTGTATCATTATAGAACTTAACAATTCTATAACCATCATAACCAATTATTTTTTCTACTTGATTGTTACCTTCTAAATTTACAAATGACATAATATAATAACTTCCTTCTCCACTATAAAGAGGAACCCACATATTTTCGCTAGTCATAGCACCTTCTACACCATAAGCCGTTATTCCTTGTCTAATATTTTCTGGTTTTAAATAAGTTTGTTTTTGACGAAGTATCTCGTCTAAATTTTCTTGTAATCTTGACATAATTTATTCCTCCTTTAATTCTCCTAAAATAATTAAGCTGGTTTTAACTGCTATATCGTATTCACTAGGTGGTACAGTACCAGTATAGTCTGGAGCACTACCACCTTCGCCTGTATATGTACCAGATATACCTAGTACAACTACTCCAGCTTTAATTTTATCTGCTGTTAGTCCTATGAGATTTGCTATCTGATTAACAGATATATACATTGTGGCTTTTGAATCAGCTAAAATTATACTTTTTGAATTGACATCAAATTCAGCTTTGATACCATCTTCTAATAACGTAGAATACTGAGTAAGATTAGCTTGAGTATGTGAATCGCTAGAACCATTTGATATAGTATTTGTCGTAGGCAAAGTACCAACCATCCTACCAGTTCTACCATAACCAATTTCTCCAATCTGTATCTTATCTGGAGATATTGTGGCGTCAGAAGTATCTCCTCCAGTAGATGGAACATTTACAGTTACTGTACCTAGACCAGTATAACCTTCATCTGCAGCGTATACACCATTCTCAGTGATTTCTTTATCTTGATTATTTATTGTACTACCTTGTACATTAACTATTACCGTACCTAAACCGTCATAATTTTGGTCAGCGGTGTATGAACCATTTTCAGTGATTGTTTTATTTTGTAAAACTGAACTGACGCTTACACTAATATTCACATTTGATATAGCGTCAAATTCTTGGTCTGGTAGTAAATTATAATTACCATTTTGTGTTATATCTAATGTTTTTGATTGATAATTTCCCGCAGTTTCAATACTTAAAATTTCAGTATCAAAGTCAGAAGCGGGGATAGGAGTGTTATCCCCTGTTTTCTGTTTTATAGCACTTGAAACGTCTGTAAGGAAATCTGTTAAATTATTCGTTCTCGCCATCAGCTATCACCTCCGTACAATTTCTGTATTATTTATTGTCTCAAACTTTTCTATTGGAACACTAACTAAATACTGATTACTTGATGGTGTATATACAATGTAGTCACAATCGTATGATGCACTTTCCACTATTGGTAAAAATTCAATAGTTGTATCATAAAATTTTCCAGAACGAGTAACTTGTCTAGTTAAAGAATATGTTTCATTACTCAAGCTCATATTATCTGGAGTAATATATTGATACCAGTAGTCTATATTGTAGCCATAGCCATCATCTAATCTGTAATATGCTCTTGTTCTAAATGGCAGATATTTGTCTTTATAAACAGTAATTTTTAATTTATCGCCCCAAACGATTGATTTTAAAGCATAAATTCCAGTTTCCTCGTAAGTATAAATATAGCTTTGACCGTTAATTTTAGTACCGCAAAGATTAAAGCAAACGCCATCATCATTTATCAGATTGTCTTCTTCATCGTATAGTTCATAATAATATTGACCGCCATAGTTACTTTGAGAAAATGTAATACGATATTCTCTATACATAGTGTATAGTGTACTATACATTTCATTAGGAAAATAGTTAATACCGCTATTGCCTCTTTCATCTGGATATGTCCAAAGGTCGCTTGATAGATTATATGTTGAAGTATTAAAACGTTTAATTCTAGCAGAACCTACCCCAGTATAAAAAATGTATATATTGTCATTATCAATATATGCATTTATTCCAACAATACCGCTAGCCTGTTGACTACTAGTTGTGGCTGAACTATTATAAAGTACTGTATTTGATTTTGTGTTAAGATTATAAAAGCCTGCATACTTTGTATTAGTATCTGTTGCTGTATATGTGCTATCACTGTATAGTACAAAATTTTTATAGCAAACAATGCGAAAAGCCATAGCACTTTCATTTGACCCAGGCTTAACACTCGTTCTAGTAGTACTATAAATTATTCCAGAAGAATAGTCTGTCCCACCAACTGTAGCTGGTTTTTTAGAAAAATACAAAATCTTTTTATCCACCGTTACAGCTTGGTTAAAAGCATTTGTGGTTCCGATTTGCACAATCGTATAATCTTCTGCATCATATAGAGAAACTCCATTAAACCCATTAGTTGGTTTTGTAATTAAAAATTCATAAAGAAATGTATATTCTAATGTTTCATAAATCACATAATAAACTTCATTTTCACTATCATATTGTAATGAAATTATTATCTCATTATCATTATCTAAAATTTGAGAAACAATAGAAGAATATCTTAGTGTCGCACCTTGTGTAACTTTATAATTGTATTTAAGCATTTCTGCAATATAAGTTTTTTCTACATCATTTTTCATATAACGAACTTTTCCAATAGTATATATAGATGGCTGATATAATGTTGGGACGTTTACGTACAAATCATTACGATTTGGTATTGGATTTATGGTGAGATTGAATAGTCTAGTATTAACTTCTGTTTGATCCAAATGATTATAAATACTTCCATCACCAGTATAGCTTTGATTTTTTCCATAACCAGTAACTCCAGGTAGTAATTGGCTAACATTATTCAAAGTCATTTGAGTTTCGCATACAGCAAACTGTGGAATATTAACAGTATAACTGTATCCACTATTTCTATTAACAGTAGTATACGTATTTGAGAGTGTTGTATAAACTCTACAACTCGAATAAGTTTGTAATAGCCTACAATTAGTAGTATCATTGGTTGAAAATAATTCACAAAAAGCATAAGTGTAATTACCGCTAACATATTTATACGTTTGAGATGGTAAATCAAATTGTGTTGAATGCTGTTCTCGTATTCCATTTTGTATCGTATACCAAGTATATGTACTAGAACCAGATGCATCAGACGTTTTATAACTAGACCAATAGCCAAATCTTATTTTTCCGTCATAGTTTAAAATTGAAATTGGATAGTTATTTCCATAGTACAAAACGTCAAATGTATCACATTCATAGCCCATATAATTAGTTGTTCCTGTCTTTATACCAAACATATCACAATATGACGACCAATCTGTATTTCCGATATAAGCTCGTGTTGGAGTTCCAATAGAATTATTCAAAACATCTTGAATAGGCTGCACTACTAATGGAGCAATTTTGCTATCAATATGTTCAATCTCATACAGACCGTCATAAGTTGGCAAATAAGTTTGAAAGAATGGCTGTACTTTACTTAAATCCGTTGTAGTATAAGATAAATCATACGTAGATGTTAGCAGTTTTGTCTCCTCATTCCAAGCAAATACTATAGTAGAACCCATATTTCTAATACTTGGGGCAGCTGTTCTAGTGTATGTTATTCCATCTTCACTATTGTAGGTGTAATAAGCAGATACGAAGCCAAGACCACCGCCTCGAAGGTTTCCATAAAATTGAGTAGGACTCAAATTCCAATGACCATAATTACTAGATAATGCAATAGAAGACGTAATAGCTTCGTCTAATACAATTTCTTCAGGTAAATATATAGAATTAAAAGCTGTCCCTGGTGCAATTGGATAAATTTTAAGTTCGCCATAGACAACAGCTTTATCTCCATCTTGTACATTATCATAGTGAGATAATAACCAAGTTTCCATCGTTTGTTTATTTTCAAAACATTGCATCTGTTGTGAAACATTTACGGTAACTTCACCTAAACCAGTATATCCACTATCCGCAGTATATGTTCCATTTTGAGTGACTGTTTTATTTTGATTATTTATTTGACTACTTGGTACATTTATATTTAATGTGACAGTATCAAACCCATCATAACCAGTATCCGGTAGTAGTTGTATCGTTGTATTTTGTGTAAAATTATAGGTTTTTGATTGTAGTTGTTTTTCTGGTACAGCAACCGTTAACTCTAATTCATCAATCGCGTCAAATCCTGAACTAGGAGTGATAGTTTGTGTGCCATTCGCAGAAATATTTAATACTCTTTGCTCGTAAATACCTTGTGAAGGAAGAGCTAATATCTCTGTATCAAAATTTGCAGCAGGAATAGCAGTTTCAGAACCTTTTTTGGTTTTAATTGCATTCGCTACGTCTGTTAAAAAATTACTTAAATTATTTACTCGAGCCATTTCGCTCCTCCTTTCTAATAACTTTTATTTAAAACATTTGTAATTGATGTTTGTATTGCTGTATCTGTATAAGTTTTAGCAGAATTTAGAGTTAATACTCCGGCGGCCTCAATTGCGTTCATCATTTCTTGAGTGGTTGAATATTTTGAAATATCAAACTCAATCATACCAACTGGGTCCCATTTTTCTCCAGTCCAATGATATTCTACAAAACCACCTTTTCCATCAGATACTAAATAAATTTTTTGGGTATTACCTTCTGGTGGCAGTTCATCTACTATTACATATATAGATGTGTCTACCATACTAGCAATAATTTCATTTAATGTGGAATATGTACCGTCTGGATTTAACCATTTATTAGGTAATGCTGGTTTTGAATCCCACGCGTTATCGGGATTTACAACTACATTTCCCAACATATCAGTAGTTGTACCGTCAGCTTGTAATAATTTATTAGGTAGCCCTTTTTTACTATCTAATATATAAGTTGCGTCGTTTTCTTTTTTAGCCATTTACGTTTTCTCCTTTCTTAATATTATTTATTTCATCTTGAAGACGTTTATTTTCTTCTTCTAAGTTTTTATTTTCTTCTTCTAATTCACTTATTTTTAATTTTAATTTATGGGTCTCTTTTTCTAGGACTAGTTTTTCTGATTTTAATTTATAATTTTCTTGTTCAAGATTTGCTACACGTTCTTCTAATTTAGCCATTCTTTCATTCATTCTCTGGTCTATCTCCAACATACTTTTAATATTTGTATTCGTTGCTTCAGCATTGACTTTTCTTTTTTCTGTTAATGACTTTACAATTGCTCCTATAACACCTCCACCAAGTAATGAACCTACTGTCGTAGCAACAACCCCCCAGTCTATTCCCATATTTTCACCTCCTTGGTTTATTAAATTATATAGCGTCTATTAGTAATTTGTCGATGCATTAGTGCAACCCAGTCATTATAGACATTTTGTTGTCCTAATTCTGATTGAGAACCTAATCCTTCGGCTCCCCTATTCAAATATGCTACACAAGAACACTTAACAATTACTGGCCAGCAATCATTCATCACTTCAGTTAATTGTTCTTCCTTAAATCTATTGGTCCATTGAGCAGCTTCTCTAATTACCATAGCGCATACATCTTCTAAATCAGTAGGTACTTCTTCTGCCTCTAATTCTCCAGTTCCTTCATTTACCGTTGTGATTTCGTCTAATTCAGCCTCAGTAATCTCAGCTATCTCTGGCTCACGATAGTTTTTACCTAGCATAAGTTTTGTTTTTTCTACTATTTTTTCAAATGTCATATCTGGTATCTCTGCCATTTGCTAGCCTCCTTCTTAAAAAATATAGACCGGTCGAAATCTGTTTTTCAACCAGTCTACTAACCATATTACTTGTTCATATGATTTCTACCTATGAACAGTATAATATATTTCTTGTCTAATATCAAGTGGAGTACAAGTTTTATTCACCCGTACTACCAAATCCTCCAGCTCTTGTAGCTGTAGGGTTAGAAGAATAATCATTTTCAGCTTTAATAAATTTTTGTATGATTCCTTGACCAATTTTTTCACCTTTTTTAATAAAACTTCCTGTTTCATTTAACGAACTAAACGCGAAACATATTTCTCCGTCATTATCTGGATTGCCATAATAATCACTATCTACTATACCCACACCATTCATCAAAACTAATTCTTTTTTCTTAGGGTTAGATGAACGATTACATAACATTAAAAATTCGTCTTCTGCTAACTTTACTTTTACACCAGTTTTAACGTACGTAATTACACCTTTACTAGGTACTAATATATCTTCTATTGCATAAAAATCATATCCGGCACTGAATTTTGTACTTCTTTCTGGTAATTTAATATCTTCATTTATTCTATTTACTTTTTCAAATTTCGCCATTATTTTGCCTCTCCTTTAATAATTTTACACCACTATCAAATAAATCATTATATATTTCGTTTTCTTCTTGTGCAATTTCTTCAGTGTATTCAGTTAAATCTATTATTTTTTCATTTTTTAATTCTTGTACTATCATATGTCTAGTCTCATGTCTAACTATTTCGTGTAACATATTCATACGATACAAATTGACTGATATATCTATATAATAACAGTTATTCCACTCGTGAAACGTACCTAATAAGACAGTTTCTGGGTCCGACTTACGTGCCTTAAAACCGTCATCGTGCTGATACTTCACAAAACGATAACTTATTGGCTTGCTTATATTTATCCCTAAACTTTTTACATAGCTCTCTGACATTTCCTTAATAGAAGTCTCGTCCACACTTTGTACTTTCATATAAATACTCGTAATTGGGTCTATTATATACGTCACGACCATTGAAAAAACTAATACCAATAAGAGTATACTTGCTATCCAAAACATAGTTTGTCCCCCTAAAAACCACTGCCATTTAATTTTCATAATTATTCCTCCAACGGTTCACTAATTAAATCAAACGCGTCTTTTTCTACGATAGATATTTCATTGTCTTTTATAACTAAAATATGATTTCTAGTAAATCTATCATTAGCTCCTATCACGTAACAATCATCTGTTTCGTGAGATATTGCGACACCTTTAAATGTAAATGACCATGGCATATTATTATAAACGTTATCTGTCTGAGTACGACCGTATTCCATCAATTCATCGAATGTTAAAGCCTCAACTATCATAGGTTTCATTTTAAATTTAGCCATATACAATCCTCCTATTAAATAAAAATATAAAGGCGGGGTCTCCGCCTTTAGACTAGACCTTTTGGCAGTCTTTTATATTGACAGCCGAAGTAACTGCGTTTCCTTTACCGATAACAACTCTATCGCCAGAAACTTCAATTACGTCGAACACGTCGTTGTGTGTCCAACTCGCTAATTTCATACCTGAGTACGAGCGAGTACCTGTGAATCTTACTCTATCTCCTTTTTTAATAGTTTGAGATGAGCTTCCTCCTAGGATTTGATTTACTTTATCTTGTACTTCACTATAACGGCTTCCTAATACAGCTTTTCTTTGTTCTCCAGTTCCATATTTATTTTCATTTATTACTTCGTTCGCCAATGTATCTACAGAAGCGGAGAATATATGATTTATAAAGTCTTGCACCTCGTCATAACGGCTTCCTAGAGCATTTTTTCTAGCGTCTCCCTCACCATATTTTCCTTCCATTACTCCTGTTGCTAAATCTAAAGTGCTACCACTTGGAGCTGGGTCTGGAGTAGGCTCTGGTGTTGGTTCTGGGGCTGGTGCTGGAGCTGGTTGTCCTGGATTTGGAAAATCGTGATATGCGTAATTTGTATCAAGTCTTCCTGAATATCCATTAAATTTTCCGTCTGAAGTGAATTGCCACATTGACCAACCTGATTTTTCATCTGGAGATACGCTTAATCCTCTTTGTGTTCCACCAGAAGTAGGCCATTGAGCTATCCATTTATCAAATCTTGATAGTCTATCACCTGCTAGTTGATTATTAAGCCAAGAAAGAGAAGCATATACACCACTATAGTAACCTGCATTTTCAACCTTTTCACAGAATGCGTAACACATATCTCTTAAAGTTGAATTAGAAGGCATACCATTTTTCTTTTTATAACCGTCAGCGTCTTCCATATCAAACCAACAACCCATTGTAGGGTGATAAGGAGCAATAGCATTTAAGAAATGGTCTGCCTCAGTTTGTGCGCCTGATACATTTAGCGCATATGAATACCAATAAAAACCATAAGGAAGTCCTAATTGTTCACACAATTCGGCATTTCTTTTGAATTTTGAATCTATACTACCAGATACACCGTATCCAACACGTATGATTACAAAATCAATCTGGTTTTTCAAAGCCCCAAGGTTTATATTACCTTGATGAGCAGATATATCAATACCTCTTTTTGCCATTTTATTTTCCTCCTTTTTTCTTTCCACCTTTTTTCTTTTTACCACAAGCCATAGTTAATTCACCTTTTCTTCAAAATTTCTTTGAAGCTCAGCATTACCTTGTTCTATAATTTTTCCTTCTGACTTAGAATTTTGCTTATTTTGTTTATTTTTATTTAGCATTATCTGAACCTCCTGTTAATTTATTTATTACAGAAGTACCTACTTCATATAGACCAACAGATACTCCTAATAATACGAATATGTTTATGATACCTGATACTATTCCTGCAAAATCAAACTGTCCTACATAAACAATACGAAGTCCTCCGATTATAATTGAAAATATCAAAGCTAACCATTTTGTGTCTAATTTTTCTGGTAAATATTTTTTGAATACTTGTGTAAGTAGTGTGATTACTGCGGAACAACCAGCAATTGTACCTAAAATTTCAATACTAACAAATTCATTCATACTTTTTTACCTCCTATTTTAATATTTTTTAATTATTAAAACTGTTTACGATTTATCATATCGTGCGCACGCTCGTCAGGACTGATTATAAGGCTTTCTGGAAGGCTCAATGATAAATTTAACCTTCTCAAAGAATAAACGCCTGATTTTGCGTCGTAGGCTTCTACAGTGTATGTATATTTTTTATATTGTGGGAATAATTTGAAACCATTTAAGTCTGCATCTGCGTCTTTTGACACGTAAACAATGCTTCCTATTGCATATTTACCTGTTTTTTCTTTATTTTTTACTTTCTTTTCTTCAACTGGAGCCTCTTTTACTTCTTCTACTGAAGTTATTTCTTCTTTTACCTCTTCAACTGGAGCTATTTCTTCTTCTGTAGCGATTTCTTCTTTTTTAGTTACTTTTTTAGCCATTTCTTTGTCTCCTTTCTCTATTATATTGTTCGTTTTTGCGTCTATTTCTGCAATAACGACATCTTTTTGGTGGTGTGAAGCCTTTTTCTTCATACCATTTTTGCTCTTCTACGGAAAATAAGAATTCTGTTCCGCAGTCTTGGCATTTAATTTTTGTGTCTTGGTAGTTTTCTGACATACGATTACCTCTTTTCTATTATTTTTTGCTTGCAAAGTTAAAATTGAACTCTGGTTCATTAGATTTTTTCTTTTTATCACCTAATAATACGTCTGGGTGGTCTTTTAATAGTGTTTGTACTCTAGCATTTGTAGCTTCAAGGAATATTTGATTTCTTTTATCTACGTAATCTTCAATTTCTTCGTCTGTGGCAACGTCTTCAGCACGAAGTAGTTGTAGTAATCTTGGGTCATAGCCTTTATCTGCAACGATTGTAGCGATTTTATCACGTCTTCTGATTAAAGAAAGCTCTTTTTCATACTCTGCTATTTTTAATTCTTGATTATCTATTTGTTTTTTATATCTTTCTTCCATTGACATTTTAGCCATTTCTTCAGCTTCTTTTTTCTTAGCTTCAATTTCTTCTAAGATATTTTGTCTCATTTTTTCTTTTTCTGTGTTAATACTAGCTTGAAGTGCGCTTTCTCTCTTAGAATACTCTTGTTCTTTGTTGGTAAGGGCTTTGTTTATAGCCTTTTCTAATTTTTTGTCAAATTCAGCTTGAAGTTTAGGGTCTTGTAGTAACACATCTAAGTTTTGTGTGTCACTCTCTTGTGGTTTAGCCACTTTATTTGTAATTTGTTGATTTGTTGCTGTGTTATCAGCATTTGCTACCATATCTTGGATAGCGTCATTATTTTGATTTTCGTCCATATTTAATCCTCCTATTATTTATTATTCTGAAATAGACGGGGACGATACGAGATGGTATCGGATTTTTATTTATTTGGTCTTCCTTCTCTTGATTTTAGAGCTGGAATATTATCGGTTTTATCTTTGACTGTCTGGGTTTTAGTTTTTGTTTTGTTTTCTATTTGATTATTTGTTTGATTTTGTGTCGTGCTGGTAGTTGTAGTTTTTGTAGCAGGGTCTTGAGCTGTGTCAACGTCATTTGGGCTAACGAAGTTAGTATCTGGAGCAACTGTCTCCCATAATGTCTCGTTTTCTTCTTCTTTATTCTTCTTCTCTGTAGCGTAATCATAGCCAAGATTTGATAATAGAGTTTTATTAGAGATTATACCGTTTAGAGCAAGTTGTTGATTTATAGTCTCGTCTGTCATACTTGGTAGATTTGTGCCTATTGTTATGGTTATATCGTCAATATTATATTTATTACTAGAGATTAGATTTATTCTCTGGAAGAAGTTAGCCCATCTATGTTTAATCATTGTAGTTACACCCTGTTTTACGTCGTCTAGCATTAGCGCCATAGTATAGAATTTACGGTCAATAGCACTTGCATTCATATCTCCTGAGTTGAACGCCGCGTCACTGGTATTAGGAATACCCGAAATCTGGAAGATACTATCTACATAGTATTTTAAGTATTTCGTAGCGTCTTCTGCGTGTATTTCTTTTAGTAGCCAACTAACGTCTCCACCTTCTTGCACGAAGAATGTTTTAGAGTTCTCTAGGTGAGTATCTTCAATCTCTCTAGCTGGGTTGATAATTTTATCTGGATTATTTGCAGAGATTGGTTTCTCTGGGTCGAAGTCTGGATTAGGTATTGTAAGTGGGTTTTCTGGTCTGTATCCTGATATTTTCAACTTAGCGTCTTTATCGTTGTAGTTATACATATTATTTAAGTTATTCATTATCTGCTCATAAGAAGTAATTAGAGAGATAATTGGGTCTATGATACTGACTTGTGGGTCTGGCTCGTATGCTGTAAACGTAGGCACGGTGTGTGATGTAGGTTTTTCTTCTTTTAGAGTGAGTTTGTTTTTATATTCAGAGGTGGCATCTTCGTTAGTCGTTTTATCATAAATAGAAGTACCATAAAAGCCAGTGTATGGGTTACATTCAATAACATAGTATAGTGTATGCTCTTGATTGTCTTCACTATTACGTTTATCCAAGAGGTAACGTGTAATTAGACCTATCGGTTTTTGTTGGCTAATGTCATTTATATCTGTTGGGAATATTGCAACTGTATTTAAGGCAGATAGGGGATAATATGTATAATTTGGGTCTGACGCCGTCTGAGACGGGGTCTCATCAGCGCTAATTGCGTCTGCTTGAGTTTGTTGAAGGTCTAACTGTCTTTCATAACAACAACCATAAAGTACTGCGTCGTGAAATAAGGCTTTCAAAACTTTTGGGTCATCATTTTTTGAAGATAACGTGGTGATTATAAACTTCAATTGAGCGGCTGTATCTGGGTCAAGTGGTTGGGTGTTACTTGGGTGAAGTAGTCTATAAGCTGGTTCTTCGGATTCGTCTACGATTTCTGCATTGTATGTGATTTCTCCTGATAGATAACCGCTAGCTAAATCAGTAATAAACTTCTCGAAAAATACTTGAACGGTTGTACCAGAAACTATATCAGTGCTTGTTACTCCACGAAGATAACGGTCATTGATTTCCGAACGTTTTGAAAGGACTTTATCGACTTCTGACAATAAATCTTGTAATTTACCGTCATTATACTCGTCTTTTATGTTTTTTGATATTTTAATCATAGCATTTTCTCCTTTCTTTGTTCACATTATATCTTAACTGAACAAATTTTGCAAGTGGAGTACAACAACTTTCTTGACTTTTTCTGAACGGCGTGGTAAAATGGACAAGAACCTTGTTGTTTCCAGTATTTTTACTGGAAATATTTTACCCCTTAATGCAGACAACAAGGTTCTTGTCTAATTTTTCGCAATATATGTTTTGATTTCGGGCAACTGCCCGAAATATCTACCCCTTATAGTTAGACAAGAAGTGTGTTGTCCAATTTTTTTAGATATATGTTATGGTGGTCACCACACCACCTGGCAACCTCGGAAGATATACTAAGTAGAGGCTTTGCAGGTTTTGATCCATATTACAAAAAAGTAATGATATACTATTGACTTACTACCAAAAAAGTAGTATAATAGAAGTAACAAAAGCAAAAACAAAAAACATATTTATTATTTATAATAAATATATTTCATTAAACTATATTTTACTTTTGTTATGTAGTTATACACATTAAAAGTATAACAGTATAGTTGCATTACTAAAAGTAATATGTAACAGGTAATGGCTAATCATAACATAAGGAATATATGCTATTTGGTATATATTCAAATATATAAAAAAGGTAGGTAATGAAATTATGAAATATTTTAATTATGATATATTTAGAAAAAACGAAAAAGGTAAATACGAAAAAGTAAACGAAATGAAAACAAAAGGCATTCACATATTACAAGATATGCTAAACTACAACGAAAGAAAAGTTGACGGTGAAAAAATAAGAATAGTAAAACATTATAATTATAGCACAATAATGACAATAGACATATATTTCAACAATGGCTACAAATACACATATTATGATATACCTTGCACAAGTGGTGCATATATTGACAGTCAAGAAATGATATAAACAAGTGAATAAATATAGTAGGTAAAAACGGCTGAAACCCTACTGAAAGCCGTCATAAAAATTAAAATAAAATTAAAAATTATGGAGGTAAAAATTATGGATAAATCAAAAATTGAGGAAATTGCAATGGCAGTTGCAATGGTAGAATATTATCAACAAATAATTGATAACGCAAAAGACGAAATTAGAAACCTAACAGAAGAGGAAATTGCAAAAATTAATAAAGGAAACGACTTAATAATCAAAAGACAAAACTATACAAAAACAATATATTCAAAAGAATATAAACAAGCAGTTGAAGAAATCGCAAAGAAATTTCCACCAACAAAAGAAACAACAGTAAATCACACAATCAAACTATTAGCAACAGCTTATACAACAAGCAAAAGAGAAATAATAACAGACAAATTCACAAATATGAATAAAACACAACTAAAAGCAGCGAGCAAAAACGCAAATATAAAATAAGGGGAGGGGCTAGACCCCTACCCCAGGAATAGGAGGGTATAAAATGGACGCCATTAAATTATTAAATAATATAGAGGTGGGTATACCTCTAATCGTAACAACAAAGTGGCAAGACTTAACAATGAGAAAAGTAACAATATATGCAGGTACAGACGGAATGGGTACATACAACTTTGTAGACGACAACGGACCATATAGAATGACAACTGGATATATAAAAGAGCATTGCACAATCAGTCAAGAGCTAGACCAAGACACGGACCTTTGTGAAGTGGTAAAGCTATGTAATAAAATAATAAGAGAGGGGCGATAATATGGTACTAAAAAACGAAGATATTAACATACTAATCAAAATGGAAAACTTAATCGGAATGAATGAAAAGCAACTATTTGGCGAAGACAAAAGCAAAGAATGTGTAGTCAACTGGTATGATAACACACAAACAACTATTACAGCAGAAGACTTTGCAGACTTTATAGCACTAATCGAAAGAGCAATAAAAGACAAACAGACGGCGTCTGATAAAGTCGCACAATATCACAAAAACAACGCAGAAAAACACAGAGAATACAACAGAGAATGGGCAAGAAAAAAGAAAGAGGGGGTGTAATTATGAAACCATATTCAATAAAAAGATTTTTAGAATTATTAAAACAAAACAGAATAAGACGCAACTGGAATGGAATATACTTTGATATAATAGACTATCCATTCTATGACGAGAACAGAGCAACACCAGAAGTATTAAATAATTTGTATAATGTAATAAAGGGGGTGAAATAATATGAAATACCTATATGACCTAGAGCCACAATATGACCGTCGCAAATCATTCTATGGAAAAGCAAAAGTGTATAGTGACGACGCAGGGCATTTACTACTAATGAGCTATTCAACAATAGTTGCCGAAATTACAGACGGGATCGCGACAGAAGACGGCAAACCAAGCGTAAAAGTGAACGGCTGGTACAGCAGCACAACAGCAAGACATATCAACGACTTCTTATACCAACACGGCTTTGACACTATGAGCAAAAAAGA